GGGGTGCATCAAAATGTTGTGCTCAGCCTGGAACACCAACATGTAATTGAAGGTGCCGGAGATGCCCAGGGGCATGCCGTCTGAGAAGGAACCCTGACCGAAAGGATAAACAAGGAATACCGCACTAGCAGCAGCAACAGGTGCAGAGTAAGCAACACAAATCCAGGGTCTCATACCCAGTCGGTAAGATAGTTCCCACTCACGACCCATATAGCAGAAGATGCCGATAAGAAAGTGGAAGACGACGAGTTGATAAGGACCCCCATTATAGCAGTCGGGGGAACCATATGTTTCCATATGGACTGGACTATATCTTCACCCTATTATCTTCATAAGGTGTCGGGCGCTAATGTCGTATTACTCAACACGCTTGTTGAACCGACTAGTCTCTGAACCTTCCACAGAAGTATCGTCTGTGGCTTGGCTGCTGATTGGCGTATTCTCTAAAACCCAACTGCAAGAAATACCACTCGTTAAAAGTCTATTTCCGTTAGCAACACTATTAAGATGTGAAGGATAAACTTTTACCCCATACTTTTCCAGTATCATAGAACAAACAGTTTTAAGTGTTTTATCTTGTTCTGGATTAAACTCAACATTTCCAAGATGTTTACCAATAGACCGTTCAGTTAGTTTTTCGTAAATGTGAAATACTTTCTTATACTTTCTATTAGTTAGAGTTTCTTGTGTTGCATTTTTTGGATTTTTGTAGGCAAAGTTGATAAGGTTTTTACCAATTTTCTGCCTAACACTTTTAGGTTGTTTAAGAGCAGCAGCACGAAGTTGTCCGCTTTCTTTTGCAACCTTACCACCCTTCTTACCTGCAAGAGAAATAACTTGTTGGATTATTTCTTCTTTTGAAGAATACCCTGCAAGTGCTTTCCAAGCAATCATATCTTCTTTATTTTCCCAAAGACGCCAGTTGCAATAATGAAACATAGCGTGTTGTGTTGGAGAAACCTCTACAAGATTTTGTGGTTCGTCAGACCCACCAAGATATTTTGGAGTAAGATGATGTTTGTGTTTCATAAGAGAACTTAGCTTTCCAGCAGTTCACCCGATTTAAAGTGACCCAATATTATTTATAAAGCCACTCATCAAGACTTGCTGCATCCCAAATATTGTATAGATGCAATCCGATTGCGTTGCTAGAAGGAACAACAGCACCAGAGATGATGTTGTTGCCCCACATAAGAGAACCAGCAACTGGTTCCCTAATACCATCAATGTCCACCGGGGGTGCGCCAACGAAGGCGATGATGAAACAAATCGTTGCTGCAAGAAGAGTAGGAATCATCAGAGTACCAAACCAACCCACATAAAGGCGGTTATTGGTAGAAGTAATCCAATCGCAGAATTGATTCCATGGATTAGATTGTTTTTGTAAAGCAATTGTAGCAGTCATTTAATTAAATGGGTAGTAAATTAGTCCAGGAGGTGCTGAACGGTACAAGTATTCCTATGCAACCCTCCTGCATAGGTATAAGGGACGTATTTAGACTCCCATAGGTCTCGGTTAGCGGGAGTGAGTAAGAAATGTTTTGATTTCTTAACAATATTTAGTATAATGTATTTTGGAATACATGTCAATAAGCATAAATACTCTACTTCGAAGTTGATCTCGGAAGTTCTGGATTAGTTACCCATCTATAAATAGATATAGAAAAATCATGTTTCAAATATAATTTCCAAGGCATTTTTGTTATTTTAGATATTTCAGAAAGCATTTCTTCTTTTCTTAAATATTGCTCAAGATCTCCTTTTTGCGGATGTATTTTTTTTCTTGCCAATTTCCCAGTTACACGAGACCAATCCACTCCCACAGAAAGCCAGTCTTCAATAATTTGCCAATTCAAATTATGTTTTTGTTTAGCATAATCAAAAGAAATTTGATCTCGATTTAGTCCAATTAAAGAATATTCCCACCAAGTATCATGAAAAATATTCATTTCTTCGGTGATTGTTCTCCAAATGCAGCATAAAATTGGACTAGAATACTTATAAAAATTATAATTTTTTTCTTTCAATAAATTACAAATTTCGAGTATGTCTTCTCTAGTACTAAAAGATCCCACATATTTCTCAATCGCTTCTTCAATAAAGTTAAATTTTAGAGGATGTCGAATATGAGTAAATTTATTTTTTTTAAATATTTCTTTTGATAAATTTACCCATTCTTGAGTTTGAACATAACAACCATCAATCCAAACAGTATCTTCACCCTCAGAAAAAAACTTATGTGGATTGATTTTGGGATAAGAAGATAATCTTTTAGGACATTCTAGATCACAATAATCTCGAATATCTATAAATTCCCATGGACCTTTTTTTTCAATCGTTCCATCATGAAACATGACATAACGAACTTCTGGATCATAATAATGATCTGGAATTTCATCATATCCATTTGTAATACAAGAGTATATTATCATAATGATTTATCCGAAGATATAATATTATTATTGATCATCATATCATAATGATCATGTTTTGCATAAAAATGTGGATGTAATTTAGCATATTTCCGCATTTCATCAATAAAGTTTTGTTTCATTTTCCACTGAGAAATTTTTCCTCTTTGTTCATGTTTTTTCTTTCTTCCAATTTTAGATCCAGACCCTAAAATTATTCCACAATCATTTCTCTTTTCAATATAATTTGGGAAGACATTAGTGAATTGAATAGCTGCATCAAAAGCAACTTGATCTCGATTTGGTCCTATGAGTGAATATTTCCACCAACACTCATTAAATTTTTGATTTTCTGAATTTGTTGTTCTATAAACAATAGTACACAAAGGACTACTATATTGCTTGAAGTTATAGTTATCATCGAATAATAATTTTGTGAACTCAATTCCATCATCAAAAGAAAAAAAAGCAGATAAAAATCCTTCCAGCATTTCATCGTAATAAGAAAATTTAAATGGATGCCTAAGAATTGTAAATGGAAAAGTTTTTTTAGAGACTTTGACAAATTCTTCTGTCATTACATAACAACCATCAATCCAAATTGTATTAGATCCTTCTTCAAAAAATAAATGTGGATTGGTTTTGGGATAATTAGATAATCTGAGAGGACATTCTAGATCACAATAATCTCGAATATCTATAAATTCCCATGGATCTTTTTTTTCAATCGTTCCATCATGAAACATGACATAACGAACTTCTGGATCATAATAATGATCTGGAATTTCATCATATCCATTTGTAATACAAGAGTATATTATCATTTCATTTTTATTAATTGGAACTACTTCAATTTCTGAATTGTATAATTTATTTTCATTTTTATCAATTGGAACTACTTTAATTTCTGAATTGTATAATTTATTTTCATTCTCATCAAGAACTTTATTTGAATGAAAAGATAATTTTGAATTAGTAACTAATTTATTTGAAATATTTGAAATAAAGACTTTTAAGTGTTGAAGATCTGAATGTTCTAATAGTTCATATGATTGTGAATATTTTTTATTCCTAGTTGTATGATTTAAATCTACAATTAATTCAATTTTATGGCTGGAAAATGTTTCATAATCTGCCAAGGAACTTGCTATTTGATCTCTTATATCACCGAAAATAAACCACTTATGCCAAGAATTATTCCAATCAATAACTTCTTTATTTATTTTTCTCCATACACAACAATTGATAGTTTGATCATACATCCAACATTTATATCCACTGTTATAAATTTTTTCAGCCAATTCATAACACTTCTCCTCATCTACAAATCCACGATAATAAAGTTTTGCAAATTCTTCAACTAAAGTTCGTTTTGATGGATGATTTTGTAGTACTAAATTATGGGTTTCAAATATTTTTTTTGAAAAATTTACAAAATCTTCAGTTATAATATAGCAACCATCAATCCAAACAGTGCATTCACCATAGTCAAAATATAAATGTGGTAGATGTTTTGGATGATATGATTTTTTTGTATGTGAATTTTCATCAATATCAAGTTCTATAAATTCCCATGAACCTTTTTTTTCAATGGTTCCATCATGAAACATGACATAACGAACTTCTGGATCATAATAATGATCATTCGATATATTATCATACTGATTTGTAATACAACTATAAATTATCATATAATTTTTTACATTTAGCTATAAGAATGTATTTCATTACCACAACAAAGTATATCTAATCCAGGAACATGTGCATTTTCCAGTTTGGATGAAATTGGTTTTCCCCCAATATTCAATGATGTATTTAACAGTATTGGCAAACCAGTTTTTTCTTCAAATTTTTCTAAGAGTTTATAATAAAATTTATGATCGGAAGTTACTGTTTGATGTCTACAAGTACCATCAACATGAGTAATTGAATATAGTTCATCGACTAATACTTTACTATTATATAGCATATATGGATTATTATCAATATCAAAATATTCATGTGCTTTTTCTTTGATTACCGAAGCACCAAAAGGTCTCCACCATTCTCTTTTTTTTACTTTTTGATTGAGAATTTCCTTTCCATTTTTAACTAAAGGACTCATCAAAATACTACGATTGCCAAGTGCTCTTGGTCCAATCTCACCATTTCCCTGATACCATCCAATAATTTTACCAAGTGCAAGTTTTTCTGCAATGAATTCAATTGTATCATCTGATGGATTTTCTAATGGTCTTTCATCATCCTGAATAAAAGGAAAGTTTGGAATATTTAAATTCTTTACAATATAATTAAGACATCCAATTGACAATCCTCCATCATATACATGTGGTGGAATATAAAGATTATATTTTTTTCGAAGTTCCGTATTAATTACAGTGTTTAACATTACTCCACCAGAACATGCAATTAGTTCATTCGAATCAAACTCTTTAAAATATTCTAATTGCTGAAGTTCACATGCCTTATGTACAGTTGCAACAAAATTCTGAAAATCTTTATCAGTACTTTTTGGTATTTTTCTTACCCAAGGTTCAATAAAATCAAGAATATTCTCTTCGTTAATTTGAGATGCCAGATTTAAATCAGGAACTCCATATGATTGCAATCCCATAATTTTTCCGGGGAAATCTATTTCCAATCCAGAAAAATTTAATACTGTTCCAAGATATTGTAAATATCTTCCAGCACCCATTTTTTTATATCTTTGAAATTTTGTTTCAGTTTTTATTAATCCAGTAAATCTTCCTTTTGCCTTTGATCCAGATCCTTTTCCATCAAATACCGCATGTTGTTTAGCACTTGATAATGTGCTAAACATATGAGCAATATGGTGATCTAAACATATTGTATCATTGCATTTTATATGGGGGAAGGATTCGTTGACCAAAAATTCTTCTCCATCATATGGTTTTCTACCCCTTCCAATTCCACCTTTATGAGTGTAAACCAATTTATCAACTTTGGTTATATTCCAATCATTTAAAGTATTTGCATACCATTGACTTTTAGCTTCGTGATGCTTTACTCCAAAGTATCTTTCAGATTTTCGATACTTAAATTCACCATCAATCAATGCACAAATACTGGTATCGTGAAGTGCATCACCTATTCCTACAAAAATATTATTCATTCAAATCAAATTTTTGAGGTTGTATTTGTCCACATTCTTCTCCCATTCTTTTATTAAAAACTTGTCCCGGTTCTCGAAGAAACCATCCGGTAGCAATATATTTAGAAATATCTCCAGTCAAAAATCCACCTCGATGCATATGAGTATAACATGCAGGCCAAAGAACTAGTGTTCCTACACTAGGTTGAATGGATAGTTTTTGATGAAAAAATTCTGTTGCTCCACCATTTTCATGAGGAATATCATTTAGATAAATCATCCAAGTCAAAACTCTATCCCGATATCCAAAATCACCATTCTCGCAATGCCATGTATGATACCCTCCACCAGAATTAGTTTTTTGTATTTTAGTAGTCCAGGATGAAACTGGATCTGCATTTTTTAGTAATCCTGGATATTCTGAAATGTATTGCTCAAAGGCTTGTCCAACTATACCATTAACATTCATTGCCATTTGAATGTCCATTGTTTCCAAATAAAATTGAACATCTTTTCTACCAAGGGATTTCCCAGGAAACTGAGTAATACCTTCATTAAATAAACTCACTTTTCTTTCTTCTGTTATATGAGAATTTACATTCTCCTGTAATGTATATTTTCGTTCAAACCAATATTCAAAAATAGTAATTAGTTCTTTGCAAAAGTTTTCATTTGCAAAGTTTTCAAATATTCCAATATGATCTATAATTTTCATGAGTTTTGTTTCTCTAAATTTGCTTGATTTATATAAACCTGTGGTGGTATTCTACCACAATATTCATCTAATTCCATAATTTGAGAAATGTTTTGATCCTGTCCATTCATTTTCCAAAATTCATCTAAAGCATTTCCACTATCCTTATGAAAAATATCAATATGCTCTTCGTGAATTGCAGATCCTAAGTCTAATCTATAGTTAAAAAGTGGAGTAGAATACCCCTTTCCACTATCCAAAATTAGATCTTCGGATACTGCTCTTGGTCGAATGTTTTGATCAATTTTCCATTGATTTCCTCTATTATGCAATTTCATTATTTTTATTGCATGATGTCTTGTAATTAAATAACATGCAGCAGAAAAATCATTAATAAACCGTTGGTGCAATTTCAATGTTATTCCATTTGGATTGATAATTGTAAACTGACAAGTATCAAAATTAATTGGTAATTTTGATCTTACATCACTCCAAGTAAAATTCCAATACTTAACAGTATTCATATCCAAATCATCTTCCATAATCATGATTTCATTGAGATCTGTTTTCTCAACAAAATATTTAATTGCATTCAAATGAGATAAAACACAACCAATTTCACCGTTATTCATATTGTGAGGTACACTTCCTTTTAAATATGAAGTTGGATCATCTTCCTTACCATCAATACCAGAAATTCTTACATGATCATAGATTTCCCAATACTTGAATTGATTTTCCATGTATTCCTTTCTTTGAACACAACGATTTAAATTAATCCATAAGCATTTTGGAAATCCTTTTAGTTTGTAGGATGCTTTATTTTTGTCCACAAATAACACCCCTATCAATTAAATATTTCTGATTATTATAATACTCAATTATATTTTCTTTGGGAAGAATTTTTAATTTTTCCCAAAGAAATCTATTTGATTCAATATGTGGATTATTAAACCAAGAATTTTGAGTTCTTACATGCTCCAAATGATAAACATAATCATTGATTCGAGCAACATGAGAAAGTGTATTAAATCGATTATATCTTTCATCATCTTCATATCCATAGGATACAAAGTTCTCATTTTCCATTCCAAATCGAATATATTCTTCTCGATCAAAAAATTGACAGAATCCAAACTTTGCATCATACTGCCTCATGCTTGTAAATGCAGTAAAATTAAAATTACTGTTTATAAAATTAGTAACTTCTTCATCTGTGGCACTTATTTGAAACTGAAAATTTCCATAACCATACGGATAAACAACTTTAATTGGTTCCGGTTTTATATTTGGTTGTTCTGGATTAGTATATCCATTCAAAATAAGATGCCTTGCATGTAAATATGTCTCCTTTGGAAGAAGAACATCACTATCATAATTGACTACGATTGGAGTTTCTGCATTTTGAATCATATCATTGAGAAGTCGTGTTCGATGAAAAATAAATTCATCAGTTTTCTCAAAAATATAATTAATATTTTTTACTTTATCTCCAACTGCATCTTCAATTGTAGGAAAAGCAGATTGCATAAAGATTTGCTCCATGTCATATTCTTTTATCATGACATTGGTATTAAAATTTCGAAGCAAATAAATCATCGTTGTGATAATATTACGCATTCTATCTTGACTTTCAATTCTCAATGGAATTAAAAAAGTAACATCTTCCAAGGGCATCCAGTTTTGTTCCAATATTTCAAGATCATTATTTTTCATTTAGATTACCTCCCAATTTGAGCAATAGAGATCAGAAATGTCGTGAGACGAAGTGTAACCACTACCGAACCAACGACTGGGTGCAATAATTTTTTTCTTTTCATTTTCAGATAACCATGATCCCCACCAGGAAAATGATGAATTTGCAATAATAAAATCTTCACATAAACTCATCATACAAAGATCTGCAAGATTGTCTCCTCCCTCAGATATCAAAAATCTATCCTCAGTAAATTCCCGACTACACCATTCTGGATCATCAGAAAATACAATCACATTTCGATTATTATCAAATTTTTTTAATGCTTCATCATAATACTCTTTCGGACAAGGGGGATGATTGTCCGAATTTGAAATATAATCTCCTCGACGAACGTGTAATGCAATTGGATTTTCTACACTTTGAATCATATCTTCACATGGTCCAAGAATATCATTTTTAAATTTAAAATTTTCTCTTACTTCACTTTGAATATGGTAAAAATATTTCGCAGTTTGAAGATATCCAAAAACATTGTGATTGTCGGGAATAGTATTAAATAAATCCTCATCAAACGAAAATGTTTTTTCCTGAACATATGGACCATCTACAAATTTAATATTGACTAAACTTGTAAGTTTAAATGCCTCAAATAATTGATGATCATTCCAAGGATCTTGAAAATTACTAGGTGGAATTGCAAATTCATAATCATTATGATCTGCAATTCCCATGAGTCCAGCGTACTGAAACATTTGATTTCCAAGTCTCCCATGACGACCTAGATGATTAAATCCTATCATATTTCCTCTTTAAATATTCAATCTCGGTTGATAATAAATGTTCAACTTTTCTTTGTGTTTGATTTGCATGTTCACGATTTGAAATATGAACATCTGTCATTATTATAGGTTCTCCATATTTGATATACAACTGATAAAACATATCACAATCCAAAAGTAATGTAATATTTTGATCAAAATATACTTTCAAATCTTTTCTCATTGCAAGTATGGATGGAGAACTAAATGTATTCACTCCTTCTAAAATTTTATCATTCCAGTATGGAGTTTTAGCATTATAATGTGTTCTACCATCATCAATAGAATGTGCAAAACAACTTACTGCCCATTCTACATCATTAACAAATACTTTGTCAAGTTCAAAAGTAAGATTTTCTGTAAGAATAAAATCATCTTGATAATGAATTTTTAAAATTTCGCCGTCAGCATACTTGATTGCATTATTTGTATTTGCAGAAACATTGCCAATATTTTCTTGATATTTAATATAATTAATTTCAAAGCAATCTGCATATTCTTCACATGCTTGATATACTTTATCGTCTTTACTTTGATCGGAAATCCATACATTAAAGTCCTTGAATACTTGATTATTTAATGCATAAAAAACATCAAGTAGATAATTATATCCTTTACCATGGGCTTCATAGCAAGGAATACAAAAACTGATTCTTGTCATAAGTCCAATAACAATTCATACGCTTCGCAATCTTCACTATACAGTTTACTATAAATTTGAGAATCAACATCTTCATGAAGAAACCATTCTTCCATAGTACATCCACGATTCTTTAAATTTTCACCAACTAATCTATATCCATTTTCAAAAAATATATTTCGATGAGCATAAATATCTCCCCATTGTCGATATGCATCATGCTCATACGTCACACAATTGAATGACAATTTATCAAAAGGAAATTTTTTCAAACACTCCAATGTTATCTCTGGTGGTTCTAAATCAAATGACAAATAATCCATATGGTATGGTAATTTTAATTCTTCAACTGCATGGACATAATCAAAAATAAGTGCATTGTCTTTAAATATTTTTGTATTTTTTCGATCTGCATTTTCCCACATCAAACATAATTCATCATCAAGTTCAATTGAAAACCCTTTCCAATTATATTGTTCTTCAAGAAGCCATGTATTATTACCAATTTTTGGTTGTCCTCCTCCAATTTCAATGAACGTACCTTCTTGTTTTGCATCATTTACAACCAACGCAAAAATATCTTGCCAAACTTGTGAATAGTTTGTTTTTAAATTTTTCATTCCTTCGGGTTTGATTCTTAGAAATGAATAATCTTTTTGTATGTAGTTTGTCTGATTTGATCCGTTAAATGGCATGATTTACAAATTCAGTAATTTTTTTAGTAAGTCTGGGTACAACGTCATTTTCTCCATAAAATTGTTTTGCAATTTCATAATTTTCTTCGATTGCTTTTATTTTTTTCTCATATACATCTGGAGACAATAAATCTAAAATATCATTTAATTCTTTTAGATTTTCAAATTGATAAACTCCATTCATATTAAACCAATCTCCTAAATTTGGGCAACCAAAATAAATTGGAATAGTTTTACTTGCAAAACAATCAATAATTTTTTCTGTAAAATAATTTTTTTGAATCGAATTTTCTACACATATATGAAATTTTGCATTATAAAAAAAGTCATTTCGAATTTGATGAAATGGTGGAGACATATGACTAAAAATTTCCATTCCATTAATTTCATCTATCGGATTCAAATAATCAAAAATATCTAAACGAAGTTTATGCCCCAATGTTTGAGATTTATTACTAGTGACAAATGTTATTACATCTTGCTTCTCAATATTTAGATTGTCAAAATCTAACCACGAAGATCCCCAAGGAAATAATTCTGCTTGAGGGTATTCGTTCAATATTGCTTGATTGAATGTATATATTTTATCAAAAAATATTGAGGAATTTAATGCTCCTTCATTAACTGTAGGTGCAATTGAATATGGTTCTGCTAAAAATAAAATTTTTAAATCTGCATCAAAATTATTTTGAAGATTGTCTACAGATATACTTACGTTTTTATTAAAATCTAATCCTTCTTCACCCCAAGGATTCCACCATAATTGATAAATTGATGCTTTCATTTTATATCTTGAAAATAATAATGAAACCCGAAGGTGTCTTCTTCACTATCAGGTAAAGTTTGTTCTCTGGAAAATTTAGATGCAACTTCTACTGGAGCAAATTTGCATCCAAGTACTTCATATATATGTCGATTATGAACACAAATATTTCCATCTTCTGCAGTAAGTTTTGCTCCCATGTGTTTATAAAATCTACCCCAATTCACATCAAATTGAATGTGTGCTTGTTTGGGAACATCTAATAATTTTTTACTTCGAAGAGTAAATCCACCATTTCCAACTCTATGAGCTTTTCCCCAAGGATCAATAAAAGCATCTTGTTGTTTTTGACGATCCGGCCAAGGAGCTCCAATATAATCATATTGCATCCACGAATCATTCCATAACCAAGGACGAATTACATATCCATCAGATTGAATCAAAAGACAATGACTTGTTTGAATATGATTTGTAAGATTATAGATGCAATAATAACTATAATCGTCAATACTTTTTATCTGATATGTTTCTTCAAACTTAATATAGTCTGGAAGGTTATCTGGTTTTTGATGTCCGATGAGTTTTGCTTCTGCAAATTCTAATCCCTCACAACTTTTTATTAGAGCATATACAGTTTCTTCTAATTTTACGGAAGAGATGCAGCATAAAGTCACATCATTTAATTTTATCTTTTCCATCTCTTACAATCCTATTAAATAACGAATACAAATCGAGTAAATTATTTTCTATATTTTTCGCTCTTACATAAAGATGATCATTATTTATTAATAATGTTTTAGTAATTTTTGAATAATCATCTACCCAAAGAACAGGATATTCCTTATAAAGTTCCATAAGATATTCAGTTTTTTTCATAATTGGAACTCTTTTTAAATAAAGAACTTCCCAATTTCGATGACAATCTACACCATTTCCTTGTGGACAAATCATAAATTTATGATTTTGTATTTGTTTGCAATATTGCTCAAATGGAATTCGATCATCCACAGTAACATAATTGTGTTTACCAAGAATTTTTTTAATATCTCCACGTTCACTTAAATTGGTATCTTTGGTGTGATTAATATAAACTAATTTTTTAGGTGTTACTTCCTTTTCGATCAAATTACTAATAATCGGAATTCTATTATCACTATTATTTAAAATTCTTTGTAATCCATATGGAAAAGGAATTACTTTTTTACCAAAAGAAATTGCATTTACAGCATGTATGGAAATTACATTGTCTGGAATTATTTTATGAATTGTTTCATCGATTGGTGTGTCTTCAAGATTTGTGAAGATGATAAAATTTATTTTCTCAATCTTTCCACAAAGTTCTAAAAGATCATTTGTTTCATGCAATGCATCAATCCATTTCTGATCCCTTTCATTAGAAGCTTTAATTTGTCTTTTATATAATCGAATATTATCAATAAAAAGAGTCATCAAATTTTTTCCTTTTGCAATATTTTGATTGCAAATTGAAATAAATTCTTGATTGACTAAATCAGCTTGTTTCATGAATGCTCCAGGAACTCTTCCCAAACATCCAGCCTGATCTCCAAATGAATAATCACACAGATTTGAAACTGCTACACCTTCAATAAAATTCATTTTTTAATATATTGCAAAAGTTTATTTTTATTATATTGAATATATTCCGGAAAACTATTATCAATTGGAACAGTTCTTAGCTTAAAATAATCTCTACCACAAGGATCTTCATTATTTTCGATTCTACTTTCCATTGACATTTTTAATTGTTCTATATTATGTTCTTGATGAGCGTATGCTTCAATTTTAGCACGAACTCGATCAGCTCCACCAAAAAAACTCCAATGCCACCCACCACTCATTATTTTCCAAGCATCTTTATGAGATTGCCTTAGTTTATCTATACTAGTAGTTTTAAGATGCTCTAAAGTACATACTCTTGTTCCCATCCAATTATCTTCTACCTGAACATTTAAGTAATAATAATAACAAGGGCCAACCATTACATAATGATTGCTTCGATCAAACCAATCACCCATTCTTTCGACAACCAACGGATTTGCAATTTCATCAGCATCACTCGTGAATATAATATCATCATCCTGTGCTTCTTGCAAAATTCCATAGATGCAACTGTCTCTGTGAAAAACATCTCTTTGATAGTGCATTGGAAGTTTATATATGTTATCTTCCTTCAATGGTCGATGATATAATTTGCCGTCAATATAATTTTCAAAATTATCATTATTATCTATAATCACATTATGTATTATTTTATCATCCCATTTTTTAAATCTTTGACGATTTTCTTGAAAATATAATTGTTTTTCTTTTCCAGTAAATGTAACATTTGCTTCATTGATCACAAAATAATCTACATAATCCCCAAGAATATTCATTCTGAGTTCCAATAAATCTAATTCATTGAAGAAAAGAAGAGAATCAAATATTTTCATATCTTATATTCCAAAATAAATTTTCTTTGTTCATTTGTGTTTTTCCATTCACCTATTGGTATATAATTTTTCAAATTGCAAACAAATACTTCTATATCAGTATTAACAATCATACTATAATTTAAATGTTCTGTCAACATTAAATCCGTACAATAAAAATTGCGAATATTATTTGAACACAAAGCTGCTGCAACACAAAAAGTTCCTACTCCAGAAGAAGCTAAATTCTTTGCCGACATTAAAGTTGCAAAATCATTTTCTATTGAAGAAGACTGAATTATTACTTTTGAATTATTTTTCAAAATCTCTACAATTGGATTGTGATTATCATTTTCAGTAACAATAATTGCTTGATCAAACTTATCAATTAACGATTCATAATAATCCAAAGGATTAGGAACGTAATTATGACCATCTTTATGTTCAATGCTAAAAATATCGCCACTACGAACATGAATAACAATAGTATTATCTGAAAAAAGTTCTTGCTTAGGGATCTTAAGACGTTTTGAAATGTGATTTTTGCAGATTCTTCGTATATTTTTTCGAACGTATTCGGAATCAATATCGATTTCTTTATTTGATCCTTCCCAATAAAAAAATTTTGATAATGCATCTTGCGAATTATCACCAAAAGAAACATTAATTGTATCAATTGTATCATGATTTATACTTTCAAATGTTCCCCCAATCAATTCTGCAGCCATAATACCAACAGCACATTGTTGAATATTATTTCCAAGACGACCATACCAATGAGAAATCTTAAGTGTCATTTTACAAATAATATTCTAGCTTCTGCACCATTGCTTTCAAAACTTTTCCAAATATTTTCACTTACTATTTGAGGATCTACATACCAATCTTCATATGGATTTCCTCCATTGCAGACATCTGCAGATACCAATTGATATCCCAATTTTTGTAAAAAATTTCTTGATAATTCTTTTGCTTGATTTCCATCTTTATATACATCCGTCTCATATGTAATTACAGAAAATCTATATTCATCATGTGGAATTTTTTTGAGAGCTGCAAAAGTAGTCATTGCAGGTTCACAATCAACTGATAGATAATCAATTTGATTTGTCTTCCATTTCAATGATTTTATTTTTTTATTATAATCAAACTTTGTAGCATCAAAACATTCACATTTGTTTGCCCTAACTAAATTATAAATTTTTGCCATAGAATCATCAATATCTAAAGAAAATCCTTTCCACTTAAATTGACTTTCAAGTAAATATGTATTATTAATAACTACAGGATTATTTCCACCAATTTCAATATATTTTCCTGAAGTTTTTCCATTCAACATTGTGAGAACAAAAAGGTCCTGATAAGCCTGTGAAAAATTTTTTTCAATTTTATCAGAATCTTTGAATAAATTCTTTAGTTTATCCGTTTCAAAATTGTACTGTGTATTCATTTGATTCAATTAATATCCGCAACTAATTATTCAAAAACATTATTTAAGATTTGATTTTGAATCCAATTATATGTTTTTCGAATTCCTTCTTCAAGTGTTTGTGAATAATCCCATCCCAATTTTTGTCGGATTAAATCATTATTTGAATTACGACCACGAACTCCAAGAGGAGCATCCAACTTGTGCATTTTTTGCACTGGTTTACCCGCAACCTTTGCAGCAATATCGACAAGTTGATTGATAGTCACCATTTCTTCGGAACCAATATTCACTGGTCCAATGAAGTCAGAGTCCATTAATCTACGAGTTGCTTCAATACACTCATCGATATAAAGGAAAGAACGAGTTTGTTTTCCGTCACCCCATACCTCAATAGTACCACCACATACTGGAAGTTCTGCTACCTTACGGCAGATTGCTGCGGGTGCTTTTTCCCTTCCGCCTTTCCAGGTCCCTTCTGGCCCGAATATATTATGATATCGAGCAACACGTACAGGAATACCATAGTTGCGATGATAAGCAAAGTAAAGACGTTCCGAGAACAGTTTTTCCCATCCATATTCAGAATCTGGATTTGCTGGGTATGCAGATTGTTCACGACAATCAGGATTATCAGGATCTAACTGATTATGTTCTGGATACATACATGCGGATCCACTATAAAAAATTTTAGTGAAATTCATGCCAAGTTGATCATTAAATTTTTTCTGTTCTTCTAGAACATTTAGATTAATTGATACTGAATTATGCATAATGTCAGCATCATTTTCTCCAGTAAAAACAAATCCTGCTCCACCCATATCGGCAGCAAATTGATAAATTTCATCAAATGCTTGATGATATCGATGTGGAACTGGATGATAAAAATTTCCCTGATCTCCTTTAAATCTTATACATCTAGAAACAAATTCTACATTTCTAAGATCTCCAACAATAAATTCATTTGCTCCGGTTTCAGAAAATTCTGGTTGTTTTAGATCAACCCCACGAACCCAATATCCTTCTGAACGAAGTCTTTTTACCATATGGCTTCCAATAAAACCACCTGCACCAAGAACTAATGCAGTTTTAGTATAATTTGACATACTATTTAATAAAAATTATTTGTACATATTATAATAAATTAATTGCAATTATGCTCGCCACTTATTTTTTAATTAGAAATAAGAAACTAAGCGGGATTACCTCATCCACACCAGTCGGCATAATTTATTGTGCATCCGACGAGCACATGGGTCGATTTGACTCCACCACCTAGTTTTTATAAACTAGGAAAATAGACATATGAGTTTAGATATTTCTATGCTAGAAAAAAATACACATAGAAATACCATATCCCACAATTTATATTTAAGTGCAAAAGGAAACGTCATAATTCCTCCTACACATTTTATTAATAATCCATTTTTAAAACTTCCCCATAACATAATGTAATATCCAAATATAAGAAGAATATTACCCAAGTAACGAAGAATACTTGTTTTTGTCATTAGTGAAGGCTGGATTTTTGTACATTATTCCAAAAATTATTTATTTAGACTAATACACCAGAATCCATCAAATCATATTCAACACTATCAAGAATTACATTATAATCCTTTTCTGCATCATCATAAAAATAAACTCCGCGAGACTTATAATACTTATAAAGTTTATCATATAATTTTGGATATTCTTCATCTAGATAGATGTTTCCTTCAATTGCTGCAGTAAGTTTTTTAATATCAGTTTTGAATTTTGAAAAAAATGGACTCCTGGACATTTTTAAAAATTTGTTTACTCGTGTATTATAGCAAAAATGCTCTCGGTTGTCAAGAGCAAACGGAAAGAGTGAGATTCGAACTCACGGAGGATTTCACCTCGACAGTTTTCAAGACTGTTGCCTTAAACCACTCGGCCACCTTTCCCTATTTAATTTCAAATTCCATTTTACGAACTTTTCTTTTCTTACGAGATTCTTGATATTCAAGATCTTCATCCGAAAGATATTTTCCTTCAAATGAATTAATAGATTTTACCACAATCACCTGAGAAAGGTCAACTGCAGAAATTTTATTATCATTCAACGTCATCATATTCTGGCATCCACAAATCTGTTTTTTGGAGGAGCTGGTCAATTCTGTATTGCAAACCTTGCATCTGATTGTTAAGTTCATATAATAGTACCTTTATGTTATCAATTTCTTCGTGAATATCTTGATGATGAAATCTTAATGGTTTTTGAATTAATTTTTGAAATTTGGTTTTTTTCATGTAAAATCATTTATATTATTTACAGTTTTAAAATTAATATTCAAAGATATTCTATATTCCTTTGATTTAGTTAATAATGGTGCATGATATGCATTCGAAGGCAAAACTAATAAGTCCCCAGCAATTCCTTGATGAATATAGCATCTATCATTCAATAGATAAGCAAATGCCCCATCGTATTGATTTATTATTTGCTTTTTTAAATAAAAAACTGTGGTTATTCCTTTCTCATATTTAGACAGATCGCAAACAACACTACGCAAATGATTAGGAATATTTAAATGATGATGCAACACACATTTTCCCCAATCTAAATTTGATATGTAAAAAAAATTTATTTGGTTCTTCATTTTCCAAAATAACTTTTGGAAAACATTCAAATATTTTAGTTTTTATTATTTTAATTAGATGTTCAATGCGTGAATTTACAAAAATATTGGGGTAGGAATATTGACGTGTATTATAATATTTTTTTCTAAATAGATGTCCAATTATAAGTTTATTTTCAATAATTGAAAGTTCTTCTGGTGTACACCAATCGAATCCTAAGTGACATGTATATAAATTTTTACAAAGTTCTTTCATTGCAGATATTTATTTTTATATATGGTTTTTATACATGCCCAAGAGAGGACTCGAACCTCCACGCCGAAGCACTTGATCCTAAGTCAAGCGTGTATACCAGTTTCACCACTTGGGCATAAGCGGAATACCGGATTCGAACCGGTGACATCCAACTTGGAAGGATGGCGTTCTACCACTGAACTAATTCCGCAAAATAAAAAAATTATTCTTTTTTTTCTAAAATATTCTCTAACTGTTTCTTTACATATTTTTATTTCATCTAGAAAATTAGAACAGTCTAAAATATCATATTTACTTATATTTATTAAGATATAATTTTAACTGGAGTATTCAATGGTGTTCTTTCAAAAACCCATTGAACATCTTTTTCATTCATACGAATACATCCACCAGAATAAGGATGTCCCAAAGGTCTGCTAGAAAGATTTGGATGAATACAGTGTGAAGGATACTTATCCAAACACATCACATAAGGAACATCCTTAATGTAATATCCCGGTCCATAAAAATCAGTAACTTTACGTTTTATCGAAATTTTATCTTCAGTAATAGGAGTCGGTGTAGATTTCTTTCCAGTTGAAACTGGAAAAGATACAATATTTCCATCACTAGTATGAGCATAAAGTTTCTGTTGAGAAAGACTTATCACGATTGTCAATATTGTATCAAGCATCATTCCTTCACACGGATAAACAAATTATAAAACGTATTATTTGTTTTGTCAAGCCCCATGACGGAATTGAACCATCCTCTGCAGTTTACAAAACTGCTGCATCACCACAATGCTTATAGGGCAACTCCCCCGGCAAGATTCGAACTTGCGACAAATCGGTTAACAGCCGACGACTCTACCGCTGAGCTACAAGGGAATATAATAATGAAGTTGCTACTTCAATTTTATGTACAAACTTGCTCAAAATATTTATATGAGCAATGGAGAATACCAGAGTCGAACTGGTGATTGATGCTTGCAAAGCATCTGTTTTACCACTAAACTAATTCCCCGAAAAAGGATGAAACCAATTGGATTTGAACCAATGACCTTTCGATTATCAGTCGAATGCTCTACCAACTAAGCTATGGTTCCAAGTCGGGCATAAAGGATTTGAACCTTTGACCTTCCCGCCCCAAACGGGACGCGCTACCAAACTGCGCTAATGCCCGAACGTCTCAGGTTGGATTCGAACCAACGGCTAACCGCTTAGAAGGCGGATACTCTTGTCCACTGAGTTACTGAGACATGAACATAGTATATCATTCTTTAGAGCAATCGTCAATCCATGGAGAACAGATTCTCATTGGCGGAGCAAGTGTTTTACATTCATCAGTATAGCATAATGTTTCATCATTTTTTTCTTCTACGTATTTTTGTTTATATTTTTTATCATAATCGGAAATAATCCGATCATACTCTGGTGCCACGACACGAATTGCTCTGTCTACATCTCTTTTGACTCTACGATCCAAAAGAACTGGATCTGTGATTATATAATCATTCAAAGGTTTTCCAGGAAGTTTTCTTTGAACTTCATCTACAATATCATAAAGTTGCTCTTCTGGAATCTTGGTACATCTAGAAACTCCAGTTACAATTGAAGTAAAGACGATTCCAATAATTGCGTATTGAAAAATACTTTTTGATTTCTTTCCAAAGTTAAAATTCATAAAAAAGGGAAGATGGCCAGTCTTCCCATATTTATTCAACTATCGAGATACATTTTATTTGCGTATCGATAAGCAAAGTTGGTGCGAGCACCATGAATGCCCCAACCAATCCAACGATAAGCAACATTCATATAACCGTCAATAGATCTTCCAGGAGATTTCATTTGATATTCAATCTCTTTCCATTGAGGTTCAGTCAACATATGTTTGAGTTGACCTTCCAATGATGAGGGACTCAATCCAACAGCACGAGCAACAGAACCTAATCTGTAATATCTGTCACTTGAAGTCCACTGAATTAATCCGTAACCAGCATTACAAAATTCGTATCTTGTAATCGCACCACCTTCACAAATGTTTGGAATAAAATCACTTTCTTGTTTGATATTACCCATAATGGTGGCGAGAGCATTCTTATCTTTGATACCTTGTTTTTGTAGGTATTCCAAAGTATAAGTTTCGGTATGATTACACCCTTTACATTTCCAAACCTTTTCTATTTTTTCGACCTTTGTTTCTTGTTCTGCAATATTCGGTTTTTCTGGTTTGGATTCTGCTCTTTTTAGATAGTCTTGAATTGTCAACTCTAAACTATCTTGTGAAACTGCTGGGGGTTCATTCACTGGAAGTAATAAAGGTGAATTGAAAGCAGTTAAGGCAGACACTGAGAAGGCTGTAATTGTTGAAAATAGCATTTAAAATAATAGAACTCTACATCCGTATAGAAAGGGGGTATACCCTTTTCTCAAAGGGCACTTTCCACGGCTCTAAATCGCACTCAAAATCTCATAATAAAAAAGCAATCTTTTTTTAAAAATTGCTTAAACATTATAAGTGATTATTTAGGATTTGTCAAGCAAAAGTAAAAAATTAAATTACAGAACAACATCTTTTATAATACATCTTACGATCATCCAGACCATTATATCCACCATTTACTCTGCGAGTAACTTGTTCAACTGAAGGATTTGCATCACAGAGTTGATTCATTTTGTTATTGTGCCACCAGAATCCAGCACTAGTAAAGGGATAATTTTTAGCAACATAAGAAACACCTTCCATAATTCTAGGATCTTTCATATAATTTGCAAAATCTTGATAGTTTGCACGACCAGTCAATTGAATATATCCAGCACCCTTATACTTAGGACCATCTCCAGATTGATTATTTCCCAGATCACTTCTCCATTCATAATCATCCCCTGAAGCAAGTTCTTGCTTATATCTTCCACCACCAGATTCATGAGAAATCTGTGAAAGAAAATGACGAATACGAACTGGTGTAATAATTCCAAATTGATTTAGACACTTATTCAATTCTACTATTTCTTCACTTAAAATTAAATTGGTGCTACATCCCCAAATATGAGCCAGTTGTTCCTTTGTAACTAACTGCATTCCATAAACTGGTTTGAGACGATAAAGTCTTGCAAACTCATCAAGAATATTTGCTGGGACATTATTTTGAAGATACTCCCAAGCCTTTTGTTGCTCAGGAGTATCTTTATTGTATTTTACAGCATCTGCAAATCTGATGTTTGTCATTTGAAAATTCTCCCCCATCCATCGTTTTTATTTGGACACCATCTAGACATAAGTTCTGATTTCTTATAAATCGCACCTTTACCATTCATCACATTTCCAGTGTAACCATCATTCAAACTTCCATAAGGATCATTTACAACATAATCACCAGATTCTGTTTTACCAATTACAACCACCATATGCCCGCCTGTAGGAGCAGATAATGGACCACGGTGAAGAATACCGATAACTACAGGACGATCCGCAGCAAGTTCAGAATCCAGAATCTCAAAAGAAAGATTATAACTAAACTCAGAAGAAACACCATAAGATTGTAATACTTTTGTTTGAACTGTATGATCTGTGGTATCGCCAATTGAAAATACTTTTTGAATATAAGCATCATCACCAGTCACACCCTTAAGAGTTCCTGGTTTGAAGTATTGAAGGCACATCGCACAAGAAGATGAATTACAGGTGCGTGGAGCATCCCGATAATTATCTGTTTGCGGATAATAAGGAACATCCAAACGAATGGATGATTTTGGACGATCAACTTTACTTCGGTAAATTCTCACCCAATTTGAAGTATCGTCCATTAGAGGAGAATCTTTCAATTCCTTTTCAAGTTGTTCTACTGCAGCAACATGTTTCGGATTTTTATCATCATAAAATTTAAAAAAACTATGTAAATCTATTTTCATTTATTATCTCCAAATAATTTTATAAAATATTCAGCATCAATTACTACTAAAGGATTTTTATGATTTTTTTTAATTACTAATAAAGGTTCATATTGATTGCTGTTTGCCTTTGCCTGTTCATATGCATCCCATATATTTAGTTTCTCTACATTTTTGCATTCAATGCTATGTGGAAACTTTAATCTAGCAGCACGAGCCATGACGAGATCTTCTCCACCAGCACCCATGCTACGACTTTCAATATCTTCTGGATGTATATCAAGTGCCTCAATTAATTTTTCTCGAACCCACTGTTGTAGACGACGACCCTTTGCTTTAGCAGATTGAGAATTCATAAAAATACCTCAAATGGGATGCCACTTGAGGTATTTATTTACAATTATAGTTTAAATCCAGCAAAACTATCTGTCTTTAAATCTTGTTTAATTCCGCCAACCAAATAACTTTCAACCTCTGTTTCTTGAGGAGCAACTTGAAGTCCCTTTGAAGAAATCCAATGTTCCGTCCATGGTAGAGGATTTGTTTTTGAAGAGATATCGTAAATTGGTTTTATTCCAATCGATTTCATTCTGCGATTAGCAATCCATTCAACATAAGAAGAAAGAAGTTTTTCATTTAAACCAATCATAGAACCATCTTTAAACAAATAATTTGCCCATTCTTTTTCTTGTTCCACTGCAGTTCTAAACATTTGCATTACATTTTCATTTTCTTCTTGAGAAATTTGTATCATTTCTGGATCATCTCCGCTTGCCCATTTGTTTATAATATTTTGAGTCAAAGCTAGATGTTGATTTTCATCTCTTGCAATCAAAGAAATAATTTTTGCGGATCCTTCCATGAGTTTAATTTCGCCAAATGCAAAACTACATGCAAAACTTACATAAAAACGTATTCCTTCTAAAATATTAACATTTACAACTGCTCGATATAATTTTCTTTTGAGTTCATATAAAGTAGATTTTGCACTTGATACACCCTCTAAAGAATGCTTCCATTGATTACTACTTCCAAATTCCTGAGCAGCAATAATAAAATCATTATATGATTGAGTTACACTTTTCGCCCTCGACATAATTCGATCATCATCAATAATTGTATCAAATACTTCTGAGGGATCAGAATAAATGTTTTTAATAATATAAGTATATGAACGAGAATGAATCATTTCCATAAATTCCCAAACTTTCATACATCCTTCCAATTCCGGAAGTGAACAATATGGGGAAAATGCCATTCCTGGAGCACGTCCTTGAATAGAATCAAGCATAATTTGATACTTCAAATTTGAAGTAAAAATATGCTTTTGTTCCGGACGAAGACTTTCGTAATCTCCCCTATCCTTTTGAAGAGAAATTTCTTCAGGTCTCCAAAAATATCCCAGTTGTTGTTGAGTAAGTTTTTCAAAAATTGGATATTTATAGGTATCGTATCTCTGAATTCCTAAAGGTGCTCCAAAAAACATTGGTTGTTTTTTGGTGTCAACATAAGCATCATTAAAAACGGTCATTCCGTCTATGGCCATTTTTGTTTTTTGCGAGTTGACTGTTTTAGATGTCCTTTTAGATGACTTCCTAAATTTTGCAGCTTTCACAATCGTCTTCCTTTGAATCTAGAATTTCTGTTATAAGTGATTTCAGTTCAGGTTTAACTTCAATTTCATCAGATTTATTGTCATAAGTATTCTGATAATAAGAAGTCTTCCATCCGAACTTGTAGGTTATAAGTAAGTCCTGCACCATTACTGATACTGGAACTTCATTGTCGGAATAGTGTTCTGGATTATAACTCCAATTTCCCGAGATTGCCTGATCAAAGAATTTTTGCATGACTGCAACAATTCGAATATATCCAGAATTATCAAGCATGTCCCATAATAGGGTATAGTTATTTTTTAGTGTTTGATATTGAGGAACTATTTGTTTCAGTGGACCCTTTTTACTTTTTTTAACTGATAGATAAGCTCTGGGAGGTTCTATTCCATTCGTAGCATTGGAGACTACTGAACTACTTTCAGATGGCATTTGTGCCGATAAAGTAGAATTCCTAATACCATATTGTTTTATTTTTGATCGTAAATCCTCCCAATCGTGTTGAAGAGGAATATTTGAAATTTCATCCACGTCCTTCTTATATGTATCTATTGGAAGAATTCCACAAGAATATTTTGTTCGATTGTAGTATTCGCAAGCACCCTTTTCTTTTGCCAAATTACAAGATGATTTCAATAAAAAATATTGAAAAGATTCTGCAAGTCCATGAACTGCGTCCCAGGCTCCCTGTGATTCATACTTAAATCCAAGTTTAGCAAGATAATGTGCAAGACCAATAAAACCGATTCCAAGAGATCTCCGTGCCTTTGTAGCAATTTCTGCAGATACTACAGGATACTTTTGATGATCAATCAATTCATCCAAAGAACGAACAGAAAGATCACAAAGATCTTCTAGTTCATCATCTGATTTTACTCTTCCAACATTAATTGCAGAAAGAATGCATAATGCGATTTCACCTTTCTTTGAATCTATATGTTCAATTGGTCTTGTTGGAAGTGTAATTTCTTGACATAAATTGCTCATCTCAATTTTATCTAAAAATGAAGAATGAGAATTGCAGTGATCTATATTCATAATATAGATGCGACCCGTTTCTGCCCTTTCTTTAATGATATCAAGAATAAGTTCTTGTGCCTTAATAGTTTTCGCCGGAATGGACGAATCGTTTTCATATTTAACATACAAATCGTCAAACTTGTCTGTTCCAAAAGAATCATAAAGTCCAGGAACATCATGTGGGGAGAAAAGCGTAATCTCACCATTTTGAATAAACCTCTCATAAAATATTTTACTAATTTGAATTGAATAATCTAATTTACGAACACGATTATCTTCGGTTCCCTTGTTATTTTTTAATACAATAATATCTTCTATTTCTTTATGCCAAATTGGAAAATGGGCAGTAGCTGATCCCCCACGGATTCCATTTTGCGTACAGCATCGTACAGTTGATTCAAACTTTTTAAGGAAAGGAATAACACCAGTGTGCTTAACTTCTCCTCCTCTGATTTTACTGTTGATACCACGGATTCTACCAACATTAATGCCAATACCAGCCCTCTGTGCGACGTATTTGCCAATAGCCATATCAGAACTAAAGATGCTATCGAGGGAGTCATCAATATCAACCAGAACACAAGATGCAAATTGACGAAGTGGTGTTCGCACTCCTGCCATGATGGGAGTTGGAATGTTGATTTTGTGTTTTGAGATTGCATCATAGTACCTCTTTACATAAGAAATTCGAGTTTCTTTTGAATATTTTGCAAATATTGTAGCTGCAATCATCATATAAGCAAACTGTGGAGTCTCATATACCTGCCCAGAACTTCTATCCTGAACCAAATATTTATCAACTACCTGACGAATGCCAGCATAAGTAAAAATAAAATCCCGTTCATGATTGATATGTCTATCAAGTATATCAATCTCATCTTCACTATAGGAGTCAAGAATTTCTGAATCATAAACTAATTTATTGATACAAAATTTTATATGATTTATAAAAGAAGGAAATTCTTTCTTTTTACCATACAAAGACTTTCGAAGAGAAAATAATAAAAGTCTTGCTGCAACATACTGATAATTTGGTGTTTCTAATGAAATTAAATCAGATGCAGAACGAATCAAAATTTCTTGTATTTCTGCTGTAGTAATACCATTATAAAATTGAATTCCTGATGTCATTTCAACTTGAGATGCAGATACTCCTGCAAGATCTCTACATGCTTCATCAACCATCACATGTATTTTATCTAAATTTAAAAGTTCAATTCTTCCGTCTCTTTTTTTTACTGATATTTGACTTGTCATACTCTTTTCCATCCAATAAGTTTTGTTTTTGCTTCTAAACCACTAAAAGTATTTTCACTAATTATTTTTTCAGGACATTTACCTGCTAGTATCATATCATTAATATCTTTTTCCTTTAGATCATTTGGCCAAATTACTACGGGAAATTTATAATCAATTGCAGTTTCAATTCGATTCACAATTTCTTTATTACGTTTTTCATTATCATAAACCATCACAAAGTCAACATTAAAATTACTAATAAAAAACATTTTATCAAAATCCGCTCCAACCATTGCTATTGAATTGTTCAAAAACATCGAATCAAAAGGACCTTCTACGATGTAAACTGGTTTTTCATAATTTAGATTATCTAATCCAAATATTTTAGGATGTTTATCATTTAGAATAATTGTAATATACTTAACATTTGAATCTTTATTCAAACTTCTTCCCTGATATCCAAATATTTCGCCATGATTTATAAGAGGAATAATAATTCGAGACTCATCTTTCTCAATTGAATTGAATGTGTGTTTTTGAGTGTTTGTCCATTCCTTAAATTTTTCTGCATAGTATAATTTGGAATAGAATTTTTCCGGTATTTTTCTATTCTCCAAATATACTCTTGCAGGATGAAGTTTATCCAAATCTGCAATCGTTGGAATATTTAATTTATTTACAGGTTTACTTGCACCAAAAACTGGTTTTTTAAATTTGAACTCGGGTTCAGGACACACTGTTCCCTTTCCGGATAATCCTTCTCGATATCTTTCCAAAATATATTCATCATAGATTTGACTATCCAAATCTTTCAAAAAATATGTGAATGATTTTGAAATTCCACAATTATGGCACTTAAAATTAAAATCAGATTTGCGTTGATAAAAATATGCTCTTGTACGATTTTTATTTTTTTGAGAATCGCCACAATAAGGGCATCTAAAATTATAAAGATTTTCCTTTTTTTTACTAAATTTTTGTAGTCTGCAAGAAATTAGTCCAATATATTTTACATCAACATAAATCATTTTTTAATATTTTCTGGATTCGGAACATAACGATGCTCCATTCTAACACCTAATTCTCCAGGTGTCAATAATCCAGAAGCAAGTGTCGAAATAGCTCCTACAGTAACAGCAGTAAATAATCCTACTCCCACTGTTATCCACTTTACTTTTTTCATATCTTCTAGTTTTATACTAATTTCGTCTATTCTATCACCAAGATCTACATCTTCTGCTTCAAGTTCTGTTTTCATTTCCTTAATCATACTGATAATAATATTATCAGCTTTGCTAGATTGTTCAATTCTTTCATTATGAACAGCTAACATTTTTGAAACATTTTCCACCACTTCTTTCATTACTTGAATTGCAGCGTCAACTTTTTCAATTAATTTTTCTTGATTTGAACTTTTTTGTTCAAGCACTGCGGTTCGTGCCTTTAGATCTCCGTTCAGCATTTTTTATATCCTTGATACGTGTACGATAAAAAAGATTCAATTTTTTACCATATTTACGCCTAAGGTCCATAATCGGATCAAATCCAGAAACTGGTTGATTTGCACTAGCACTAAATCCTGGCGTATTTGTCTTAGCTGGGTCAGTTACCATCATATCTTCTCTAATAATATTTATTATACGATCCAACTTTGAATTATTCATTAGATTGAACTTAAAATATTATTGCATTTTTCATCTATTGGAATATCATTCAATTCACTTTTTGGATATTCTGGTATTCGATTTAGAAATAATAAAAAGGTTTTTAAGATCGACCAATATTCTTTTTCAATTTTAAAAAATAAAAGAGGTATTGTTGCATCTCCAAAAATATTAAAACAAATAATAATATGATTCAAAATCAAATGATGTTTCAATTCATTTTGTGTTGCATATTTTTTCAATAATCTTTTTATATACTTAAATCTTCTCAAATCTTCTTCAAAATCCTCCATGGTTGATCCATAGGGATTTTCATAATATTTTATGGCAAAGAGAAGATAATTATCTTCATTCAGATGTTCAAACTTCATTATTATATTAAGAAACTGTCATTAAAGCTGCATTGGATGTTTGTGGATTTGCATCTGGAGAAGTTACAACTGCGCGATAATAGTATCCATTGAGTGCATTACTACTATTAGTTACTGTTAGTGTAGTAGTTCCCGTTCCTGCATATGCTCCACCATTTGAAAGTGCTGTATAAGCAATACCAGCATTAGATGAGTATTGCCATTGATATGTTAGTGCTGCAGATGGAAGTACTGATGCAAGCACAACAAATGTTGCTACTGCTGTAGTTCCAACACCTACACTGGATGGTTGTGTATTAATTGTAATTCTACGATCTGGTGCAATTTGATCATCACCATCAGCATCTCCAGAAGAAGTATAAGAAGGAGTTCCTGTAGTAATTCCAGAAAATGCAACTAAAACTTCACTTTTCCTTCTCAATCTTCCATGCTGATCAATATAAGTTAAAATTCCAACCCATCCCGCATGAGCATAATGATCTGCAGAATGAACTTCGGTAGTATCAACACCAACAATTCGAGTTGTTGCTGGTGCAGTCAATACCGAAAGATCAGAATCATGTAATGTATATGATGGTTTTTCTGAAATTGTATATCCAATTCCAGAAATTGCACTTCCACTCAAAAATTGAGTAGATGCAATTGTAATTTGAGTATTAGAAACAACCGTTCTGATTACTGCTTCACCATAAGTTTTTCCAACACCAATACTAATAACATCTCCAGTGGAAATACCAGCAGCGGTAAATGAAGTACCAGAACCGGTAATCACTTTTGTTGCATAATTTACGGATACTGTTCCGGTTGAGTAAAGACTATCAGATTTTCCCCAGAGTGCCATTTTAGATTTTTACTACTTTTGTTTAAATATTTATAATAAAAAAAGAGCCCTTTCTCAGGACTCATTTTTTGAATTTTGAAATTAAAATTAAACTTTTGTCTTTTGAGTTTTGATTAAATTTTGAACTTGAATTATAATAAATGAAACAATTCCATTTGCTTTAATTCTAGAATCTGCCCCTAAAACTTCAGATATTGCCAAAAGAATTCCCAATCCTAACTGAACATTTGCTGCTGTAAAAATTTGAGAAGCTGCTGCAAAAAGAATTACTGGTGTCATATTATCCTCTATATGTATTCAATTTTATTTATTATATTGATTTTTTGAAAATAATTTCAGTCTACCCACCTAACTTTGTCTTTAACTGTCTCTGGTCTTGCTTATGCATTTTACCATCTTTAGTGATTCTGTAATCACTCGTTTGAATTCTTGGTTCTGGTCTTTGTTGTCTTCTTCCACTTTTATCTTTACGACCAAAGGTTTGAGCGTCCACAGCCGCATCTGCGTGCTCTGCTGCTTTTTTCCAAACTTTCTTTCAATATGTTGTCTAAGGTTATCAGTTCTGTTTATATCTCTTTAAGAATTTTGATCTCCAAACTCACCAGCTGAACTTGCAGCATATTCTTTAGTTGCTGTCGTTTGTGAGATTTCATGCAATTCAACGCCATACGCCTCTATTCATTCTTCACTCATATTCACCATAATTACTTCTGCTGCTTCTGGTGTTTCAACATATCCTTCATCAAGTAAGTGTGAGAAGATAAGATCATAAGGGTCATAATGGTTTCTTTGAAGTGTTGCTGCTCTTCTTCTTGCTCTATTACCTCTTCCTCTCACATCACCAGCACCATGCTTACTATAACCTGCCCTCAAATAACGTTTGAGTGCGTCTCTTGATTGTTGTGCAACTGATTGTGTATATATAGAATCACCATATTTTTCTTCATCTTTCTCTGCTCTTTTCTGAAAATTCATTTTTTTAAATACTTTTTAGCTATTTATTTATAATTTATTCGTCCCATCCTTTATCGTGAGTTCTTACTTTTGACCCACCACCTCTACCATAAGGATCATCTTTTTGTGGACGAGCATATTTTGGATTTTTAGAATACATGTATTTTGGTTTTTTATTATTTTTTTCTTCCTCTTCTTTCATTGCCTGAGAAGCTCTTGTTGCAAGAGTATCTTTTTTTTCTCCAGGTTTTAATCTACGATTTGCTTCTGGAGTCTCTGGTTTTTCTGGAGATTTTGTTTTTGAAATTCCGGTTCCTTTTTTACTAAATCCAGCAAGAATTTTATCTGCTTCAGATTCTAATTTTGTTTGCCTTTCTCTCTGTTTTTTTTGTCTATTTTTATCAACAGAAGACATTTCAGATGCACGAAGTCTTGCATAACGTTCTGCCGAGGTTTCATTTCTTGCCTCATCTAACCAATAGTCTAAAGAATTTTCTTTTGCCATTTTAGTAGCTGTTGCATACATTACTTCCTTTCCACGACCAGGATATCTTTGTTCAAAATCTTTCAATTTAGATTTCATTGACATTACAATATGTTCTTTTTTTTTAGTTTCGGCAGCAGTTAATGTTTTTTCATTTAATTCATTATCTTCATACTGATCTTCTTCTAATTTTAAAGTGGGATTAATATCTACTTTATTTTTATTTCCACTCTTTCTTCTATCCTCAATTTTTTCGGTTTGTTCTCCAGAAGAAACTAATGCCTCTATAATATTTTCAAATTCTTCTAATTCATTTCTCCAATTTGAATACTGTTCTTTTTTAATTCCTGATTTTTTATTATAAGATTTATTTTTAGTTTTTTCAATTGCTTGTGCCTTCGACATTTTTCCAGAACTAACCATTCTTCGAATCATAATGTCGGCAAAATCGTTATCGCCATCGTTGTCCTGATCTACGGCTTCATTAGTTTTTTTAGGAACACAGTTAGGAACTTCACGATTTCCTTTTTTCTTTGTTCCGACCATCTGATACCCTTTCCAACAGGGATCTTCTCCTTTCATTTTAACTTCTTCATTAGTTTTTTTAGGAACACAGTTAGGAACTTCACGATTTCCTTTTTTCTTTGTTCCGACCATCTGATACCCTTTCCAACAGGGATCTTCTCCTTTCATTTCAACTTCTTCACCTCGATATCCTGGATTATGTGCTGGTGATTGTCCAGTACGTTCAAATCTCTTTCTTTCGTCATCACCAGCAATCGCACGTACAAGTTTGCTCATTCTATCCATTGCTGCGCCTCTTTTTACAGCATTTTTCTCAGTGTTAGGAGTAGAAACTACTTCACGAGCAAGATTGCCTGCCTTACGCAGCATCTCATTTTTATTTCTTTGCTTGAGTTTTTCCTCACCCTCAAACAAAAATGGTCTACGGAGTTCTTCGAACGATTCTACCCAAGGATTACTCATTTTACTCGTAAATGTTTTCTATACTTTATTTAGTGTCACAATTATCATACATTCCAAATGCCCAATATTTTTCAACACACCAAAAGCATTTTTTACATGGAAACGGTTTTACTTGAGATATACAAGATTCTGTTAATGGAAATATATTTTCCATTAAATTATATTTATAATACTGATGTGCTATAAATTTTTTATTCACCATCAACCAAGGAGCAGTTTCTGGATTATTAAATTTTGCATGTTGAACTGAATCATCCCTAAACCCAACTTTTTGTGAATTTATATCATATAAGTCACGAATTGCTTTAGGTGGATTTAATGTCGCTCCTGTCAACCAAAGTTCAATATTTTTTTCCTCAGTATATGCATTTTTTCCAATATCTATATAAACATTTTTATTTACAGAAGAGTCTAAATGAGAATATTCAAATACTTTTAAATCTTCAATTTTAGATTTTGAATATAATTTTTGAATTATATCTACAATTTTTTTTGCTTTTGGTTCGGGATTATAACTTTTATTATTTAAATTTAATCCAAGAAAAGGAAATACTTTAATATCAAAACTTTCAGTTTCTAAAATAAATTTTGCAAGAAAAAATAATACTAAAGCAGAATCTGTTCCACTTGATAATCTCAACCCTATATTTTTATATTTTTTATTTTCAAAAAAATCCCTAAACCAAGTATTTTCAACTTTTCCATTTGTCAAAATTAAATTAGTCATAAATTTATTTTTATTTCACTTGCATTATTTATAAAGGACTTAAACATATTTCCATCATTCGTTGTGCAAATTAAATGATTTGATCCTCTTCTCACAATTTTACCAATCATTCCATTTGATTCTATAAGTGATCCTAATGTAAATATGTCTCCCGAAATATATTGTTCTCTTACACTTCTTTCATCTACAGGAATGATATTTATCATTTGATAATCATATAAAACTCCATTTTGTTCTTGGGAAAGATTCGTAATAGTTTTCATCCGACTTTGACGAACGACAATATTTACAGAATCAACTCCAGCATCGTTAATACTCTGAAGAACATCATAAATGTTTTCTGCATTTTTATTATCAACTATTCTATCACTTATTTTTTTATCAAATTTTAATTTCAATTCTTTAATATTTGAGTTTCTACTTGGAAAAATATAAAACTCTCCACCCAAATCCTTTACTGTTTTGATAATATTATTACTTATATTATCATCATCAAAAGAATCAAATACTACAGTCAATGGTTTATTCGTATTTTTTACTATTAATTCATTTGAGGATTTTTTCTTAGTTGTTGATTTTTTTTTCGATTTTTGTGGTGGTTCAATCAGAGTCGTTCTTCTTTGTAGAGAAGGTTTTCCTTTCGCTCCACTTGCATTTGAACTTGTTATATTTGAGGAATTTGTTTCTTGTCCTAAAGAATTTTTCTGCAATTCTTTTGCAGTATATAAATGCAATTTCCCATTTATAGTTTTTGCTTTTAATTCTCCTTGTCTTGTATACCAGTCACCGTGTCCATTTCCTACCAACCCTAGACGCTTTGCCTGAGTCGAGGCTTGAGTTATTCTTGCTTCGCTGATGAACTGATAAAAACTCTTCATTAATCTTGTCGTATATTAATTTTTGATTTTGTTGGATAAATATAAGTCCAACCTTCGTATATTGTAAGTATTTATTCTTCTTGTCTTTATACTGTTTGCAAAAATGAATATAAAATATCATAAAATCTTCAATTTCTTTTTTCATAATTTGATTGCGTTTTATTGAAGACGCATATAATTTTATAATTTCATTCATGTTATTGGTTCGATTCGAACAACAGCTTCATTCAATCTAACTCCGGAAGCATCTTTTCCTCTACCCTTCAAACGAATATCAATATATGTTTTATCTGCAATTTGATTCACTAATTCATTATTGATTGGTTTTAGTTCTCTATCAGTTAAAACATAATTTGCTGCCTTATCACTATGTGCCCCAAAAAGCATTTCCCCAGTCAAAGATTCTCTGACAACTTCTCGCTTAAATGTTAAAAATAATTTATCAGATTCTGGATTTCTTCTAGAACCAAGAATATTTTGCAATTTATCATTCAATCCACCAGAACGTTTTGCCTGATCTAAGATTGCTTTCATTACTGGTTGTGTTTGTTTTTTTGGTCCACTTCCCAAAGTCTCAGATAATTCATCTAAAACTTGTGCAATTTGAATTATTGAATTTGGATTCATTGAATTAGCCATAGCAACTTTTAATAATACATTATTCAATACATTTATTGTCCCCTGTATTCCTGCGCTGGACAATTGATATGAATCTCCCCATTTCATAGAACACTTATATTTCATTCCATTTTTTACAAAAGAAACATCGGTTTTGGGTTCGGGACTAGATCCACCAAGTTGCCTAAAAGATTTATAAAAAGGTTCTGGATTGCTTGGTTTAATGCTATCAAGCATTCTATTTGCAGCAACTTGAACTTCGTTTTCAATTGCTTGAATCTCCAATTTTTTAAGTTGATTTAGTTCATCTAAAGATGGATCAATAATCCTAGAATATGCTACTTTCATCATAGCATATTCAAATTGCTTTCCCTTATCGATTGCCATAAAAAAACCTCCTTATGGAGGTATTTATTTTATAGATCGTCTGCTCTTCTATTTTCAGAATAATAAGAATCGAAAGCTCCATCTGGATATCTTTTTGATAACTTTTTAATATTCATATCCAAAAGTTCCTCCATAGTAATATCTAATGAAATACATGCCTGAGCAACATACCAAAGAATATCACCAAGTTCAATTTTTAAATGTTCAATATTTGATTCTTCCCAAGGTTTTCCTTGAAAAATAATTTTTTTAACAATTTCCATAAATTCTCCAGATTCTGCACTCATTCCTACAGATGCTGTAAGCAATCGTTCAATTGGGCATCCTTGAGAATAAAGTCCATTTAATCGTTGAGTAAATGAAACATGATCCTTGGATGAACTACTAGTGACTTCATCCACAAAAGTTTTGTAAAGTTCAAAGTGTGACATTTAGAATTTAAATCCTTGGTATTTTAATTTTTTGTCTTCGATATAATTATACTCCTCTTCATCACCTTTGTCAAGAATATCATTCTGAGCAGTTTGTTCACAATCATAAAGTCTCATTTTTGCTCTATCAATTCCTACTACAAATCTTTTATTTACAGTTGGATCATTATATCTATTTTTCAGTTGCTTTACCATAATCTGCCCAAGTTGTTCTAGCTCTTCTGTGCTAATAAGGGCAAACATAAGATCAGCAGTAGCAGGGAGACCAAAGGATTCAGAAGTATCAGTAAGATTAGGATCAGAGTTGCCAAAACCTGAACGAGTAGTCTGAGTAGCAGAAAAAATTGGAACATCGAATTCAACAGCCAATCCTCGCAATTCTTCTGCAATTGCCTTAATATATGAATATGAATTGACATTGACAGTGCTCCGATATCTGCTGGAAGAACAAATATTAAGGTAGTCAATGAAAATAATATCAGGTCGAAATGATTTTTTAAGATTGAGTTCATTTAGAAGTCCTCTAAAATGTCCCACATGTGCAGATGCAGTTGGATATTCTTTAATAATTAGTTTACCTTGAGTCTTTGCAATCAAAGAATCAATTTTTCTTTGAAAAATTGGTTTTGGAAGATCTACAATTTCTCGTATATTTACATTCAAAAGATTTGCATCAATACGTTCAGCAATTTTTTCCTCAGACATTTCCAAGGTAATATACAAAACATTTTTACCAGATAATAAAATGCTGGATGCAAAATGGCACATGAATAAAGATTTTCCAACTCCAGTACCAGCAAGTGCAATATTCAAAGTTTTATTTGAAATTCCACCAGAAGTGATTTTATTAAAGTATTCCAGATCAAAAGAAATTTTAGTTTCTTTCTGATGATAAAAGTCATATCTCTTTTCGAAATCATCAATATAATCATGTCCAATATGACTATCAAAACTAACACTCAAAGCATCCGATAAAATTTTTGGAATTGCATCTGGACTTTTCTTTTCATCCTGCCCATCTGCAATCTTAATGCTTTGCATCAATGCCAAATATATGGCACGTTCTTTACACCAACCTTCGGTAGTATCTACTAACCAATCATAGTCAACATCCTTTTCATCTAAATTTTTAATTAGATTATTGATTTCTTTATATTCATTTTCACTAATATCTTTTCTTTTTTCAGTTTCAATATATAAAACTTCTTTAGAAGGAAGTTGTTCATATGCAACAATAAATGATGTAATTTCTTCAAATATAATTTTGTAGGAACGATCCTCAAAATATGTTGGTTCTAAGAAGGGAATTACCTTTCTTGCATATTTTTCATTCGTCAGAAGATTTCTCAGAACTGTCAGTGGTATCTTTTCTTCCATAACCAAACTCCAATTTTGCAAATTCGTCAATTTTATTCAAAATATCTTCAGTGAAATATTTTTCGGGATTTTTGTAGATTGATTTTTCAAATACCATTGTACCATCTACATCATAGCGAGTTCCTATTTTTTTAAAAATATTATACTTTTCGGCAATTTCAATCAATCCATAATATCGATCAAGACCTCTTTCATCATAAAATAAACGAATTTGAACAGATTTTTGTTCTTTAGTTAGACGCGATTTATCAGTCTTAGCCTTGATAATGTTTCCGATAACTTCTGTTCCCTCCTTTTCCTTACTTTTTGAGAGACTAATAATAGTACTGGCAGCATACTTGAGACCAGAACCACCTCCCATGGTTTTTGTCGGAACATATGCACCAACTTCTTGATAAACATGATTAGTTACTATCATTGGAATTTTTGCTTGACCAAGTTTCAAAGTAAGCATTCTAAAAGCACCCTTGATCAAAGATGCTTTAGTCATGTCTCTTGTTGTCTTTTCCGCTAGTGTATCTTCAATTTCTTTATTTGTAGAGAGCATTCCCAAAGAATCCAATACAAATAAACAAGGTTTTCTATCAGATTCTTTTTTCTTCAAATAAATATCAACGGCTTTCAGTGTTTTTGCACGAAAATCTTCTACGGTAACAACATTTATAACTACTATTCGATCCAATGGAATTCCTTTTTCGGATAGTAATTTTTTAGTAATTGCAGATTCTGTATCAAAATATAATACATAAGCATCTTCATTTGTAGTCAGAAAATGCTTGACTACAGATAAACTAAAAAAAGTTTTTCCAGTAGAACTTTCTCCAGCTATTGCAGTAATTCTTTTATTTGAAATTCCACCAAAAATACTTCCACTGCAAAGTGCATTGAAAATATAAGAACCTGTATCAATATATTCTTCAGATTCATCAATTTCAGATGCTAACGAAGTATATTCATCTCCAATTTCTTTAACTATATCTTTAATAAAGTCCATCATGCTTCAATCCCGTATTGTTCTCTTAGAATTTTTTTAGCAGGTAATCCTTGCTCTATCAATTCCTTAAATAATTTTAACTTGTGATATAAAGAAGCATCGCCACCCAAAGATAACGCATTGATAATTGTTTCGAGTTCTTTACTATTAATTGGAACGTCCATAAAATGTATTGTAGATTAGTATTATGGCACAATCATATAAAAAATGATTCAAGCGTTGAAGTTTTTTCTGCTGCCCACCCAATTTTATCTAGGATGCTTGTGATCGGTTCTAAAAATGCTTTTTCAAATTGCATATTATAATCAATATACTTTTCTAATCCGAGTTCTTTTGGAAATTCAGAAATAAAAGAAATTACATTTTCGTTAATTGGATTTGGTTTTTTAAGATAACAATATTTAATTTTTTCGCCATTATTGATAACATTATATTTATTACTCAAATTGAATTTTTTTATATAATAATTATAAAGTAATGCACCCCTTACATGCATCGGGGTTCCTTTTTGGTAAATTGAATTTGAATTCTTATATTTTTCAATATTGTTACAACTTCTAGGAAAAGAAATATCACTCGGACTCAATTTCCAAAATTGTTTTTTTGAATTCTCAATAAAATCAATCAAATCATCTTCCGTCTTTGTTAGAATAATTGCCAAAGATTCTTTAATTTTACTTCGAACTGGTGCTGGTGTTGAAGATTTTACAGCTTCAATTCCCATAATCTTAAGTTTGGGTTGAGTATAACGAACACCTTCAGAGTCCCATACATTTAATGCATATCTTTTTTTCCCAGTCCAAATTCCACGTTCAGCAATATTTTCACGTTTCATTTGCATTTTTTGAGCATATGCATTTACATAATCTGCCAATTCTTGGTAAGAACTTTCAATATATTTTTCAAGTTCCACTTCACAGATCTTATCAAGGAATTTGACAATGACTTCAGTAGTTTTCTCTCTTCCCTTGAATACACTTTCAACCAAAGGACCCATATTAATATAAATGGAATCAGTATCTGCAGCAATAACATAATCATTATTATCGGTTTTTAAAATTTTATTAATATAAAGATTCATCTTATTTTCAATCCAACGAATTGAAACTTGCCCAGAAAGAGTAATTGCTTCAGCATTTTCCAATTTATAATATCTAAAATAATTATTTCCAATTGCACCATAAGCAGAATTCAATTGAATTTTTTTTGCCATCTGAATATTATTACATCTGGCAATTTCCTTTTCTAATTCTTTGGTTGGAGTCTTTTCATACTGCTGTTTAGCAGTGAGCATTTTCTTTTTAAAAATGACTCGATCACTATACATTTTTTCCATGATCTCTGGAAGCATACCTTTCACCCTATGATAGAGTGCTCCATTCGCAGTCATAGTGAGATTTACCTTTTGCAAAGGTTCCAAATCCAACTCTTGTTTGAGAAGTTTATCTACATTCACCTTTACGGAAAGTTCTCTTACCTGTTTAAGTACCTCAAGTTCTTCTACAATTTCCTCACGAGTCATTTTACGAACATCTTTCCACATTTGAATTCTCTATAATTTTAATTTTTTTAATACCAAACTCTTTCAATCTTTGCTTTATCAAAATCTCACTACAATTATAGTGCTCGCTTATTTATATTATAGCATACTTTCAAGTTCAGCAATTCTTTTATTGAGTTCATCTTTTTCAACAAGTGTTTCTGGGGAAATTGCGTATTGCATAATCAAATGTGGATAAAGTGAATTCAAATCAAAACTTACCACGTAATCATACATTCCAGGAATAGGTTCCTTTACATAAGCACCAGCATATTTTTCACTTTTTTCAACATTTTTCTTTGGTGGAATAACAATATTTCTTTTCTTTAAATAATTATAAATAATGGCATCCCACATTCGAACCTGATAAAATACATCATTAAAATTTACTTTCGCATCAAATGCCATCGTAACTGCGAGTTCGATTAACCTAAGTTTTTCTTCCAATCCATCAACAAGTTTAACGTCTTGAATATTATATTCAACAAACTTTTGCCAATCATTTGTATAAAATTCTCGAAAGGTTTCATGCTCACTATGATCTAGTTTTTTAGATCCTAATTCAACTTCGGCAATATAATCAAGGCGATATGATTGTTGAGTTTTATATGTAAATTTTTTATATAAGTCCAAATAATCAAGTACGGTAATTCCACCAATATCATATGTAAGATGACCTCTTCCCGAAATAAAAACTTCTTCACTAGTCACCAAACTCCATGGTGAAAGTTTTTTCAATCTTTTTTCTCCAAGAATTTTACCAATTCTAGTTGCAAGATATGGAATATCATATAATTCGCAGTTCCATCCAGTAACCACTTCCGGAGGATTTTCTTCCCAATATGCACTAAATTTAGTTAGTAAATCATACTCATCAGTACATTCAACATACTGAATATCCGAATTTTTATTATTAAATTTTCCTCGTCCAAAAGTTAGTATTTTCTTATTTGAAAAATTTTGCAACGTAACACATAAGACTTCTTCATCACAATTTGCAACAGTTGGAAATCCATTTTCTGCGGCAACCTCAATATCTAAAGTTATTAATTTTAGTTTTTTTAGATCAAATTCAATATGATCTTCTGGATATTTTTCTGAAATATATTGATAGATATACCTAGTATTTCCATATATTTGAAATCCGTCTACTCCTTCATGCTTTCGAATAAATTCCCTACAATCTCGAACTGATCCTGGTTGAATATCTTGAACGCATTTATCATCTAGAGTTTTATATTTTGTTTTTTTATTGCTTGGAACAAATAGTGTGGGTTGCCAAGTTTCTCTCAAAATAAAAGATTTATTTTGATCAAATCCACGGACAAGAAATTCATTGCCCACCATTTGAACATTAGTATAATATCTCATTCAGAAATCAATTTTTGATACTTTTCAAGATATTCAGCTTCTGGATCAACTATAGTAAGTATGCTATCTGAATGAATCATTATTTCCTGCTGTCTACTAAAACTAGGCCAAGGTCTTAGATTATATTCTTCTGTCATTGAATTCATAATCATTTCAAAAGGTTGCTTCAACATACAATCTGGTTCTCCAAGTTCAGACGAAAGCTCATCAATTTTAGAAATTAAAACAATTCCTGTTTTTAGCATTAAAACTTTAGTCATGGTAGAGATAGTTTTTTGTTCTTCAATTCTATCACTGCCCTACGTACTTTGTCAAGGTATCCAATATTTCTAAGTTCTTTGAATACTAAATTTTCAAATCCATATTCTCCATACTTATCGATTGAAGATTTTCTTGAATTTTTTAATTTTTTTAATAAATTTTTAAGTCCAATTTCATTATTTCCTAAAATCAAAGTATCAATACGATCTTTCATATTTTTAACTTTTTTTTCTAGTTCTCGTTCATCAAGATCACCCTCAAACTTTTCTGGTTCTTGAATCCATTTATTTTTAACTAAACTATAAACTCCTTGACTTTTTTTTCGAATTATTCCAGGTTGCTCAATATATGGTTCAACATCAGATCCATATATTTTTACATTATGAGTTAAAGACCAAAGAGTTTTTTTATCTTTAAAATAATCTTGCAATAATTCAGAATTGCATTGAGGAAGATCGTTTGGATCAACGACTAAATGGACATCTAAATCAGAATAACTTGTATAATTATACCCAGCATTGCCACCCAAAAGTAAGATATCTTTTATGATTCGAGTATCAATTCCAACATATTCTGCAAATGCGTTTCCAAACTTTAAAAGAGCTCGTCGAATTTGACTTTTTAGAACATTTTTATTCCAAAAAATATAATTTAAATTTTCTCTAAATTTCAAACTTAGACTTTCATCAATTTGTTTTCTATAGTCTTTAGCTGAAAGGTGATGTTTTATTTTTAGATACAACATTATCAAATATCCCTCATAATATTTAGGGGAGGTTTTACCCTCCCCATCCAAAAAATTACATCCAGTCTTTTCTCATATGAGATTCTGGAATTATTTTATTTAAATTAACTGTCAATAACCCATCCTCAAAAATAACTTTAGAAACTTGAATATCCTCAGAAATTGTCCAAGTTTTTGAAAATGATCTTGTTGCAACACCTTTATGAATATATTCTTCAGTGTTTGCATTCTGACTTTTAGATTCAACGACTAATTTATTTATTTCTGTGTATACAGAAATTTCATCACGTTTAAATCCGGCAAGAGCAATTTCAAGCCTATAATTTGTTTCATTTTCTTTTACCAAATTATACAATGGATAATTTGTATTGTATCCAAAGGATTGTTCAATTTGATTAAAAATGTCATCAATACCTATTGTATTTTTTCGAATTTTTTCCAGATATTTTGCAGTTTCTGGAACCGACAATGTAATTGAAGACTTACTATTAAACATGATACGACCTCCTTGAGCGTCTTGATTTATTAAGATATGTCCCCTGAAATAAAGGCGACATATTAATTATACAAGATCTTCAAAAAATTGAAATACTGTTTTCCGAAGTTTTTATTCGGATTCTTCTACTTTCTTTTTACCAATATTATACTTTGTTTCTAAAATCCATTCACCTTTTTCTTTATATGAAATGACTTTAATTTGATTTAGAGGTGCAATATCAGTAATTAAATTTACATTAATTACAGTAATTAGTCCCCAATCAGCAAGTAACTGAGTAATTCTATTTCTACGTTGAACATCATTTACAGTTAGATTTGCTTTTTTACCATCTAAAGCAAATAATTCTTTGAAATGAACAATGTAATATTTTCCTTGCTTATGCAAAATGTGGCAAGATTGATATAACTTTTTTTCTTTTCTAGAAGATACTCCAATTCTTGTAAGCGTTTCTCTTACCTTTAAAAAATCATCTGGTTCGGCAAGAATTACCTCAACCATTTTATCAGCACTCCAATTCACTTCTGGCTCATGAACGATACTCATTTTATTCCTCCAGTATCAAGTTTTGTTTTTATGTAGTTTATTTGAGATTTTGTTAGCAAAGAAAGAGCTTGTTTTGCTTTATCTGTATTATATCCATAATAGGATTTTACAGATTCCAAATTTTTAATTTCTTCCTTTTTTATCCAAGGAGAATATCTTTTCTTCTTCCTCAAGATATTTAGCAAAAAATCATATTGAAGTTTTTTATCCAAATGATGATTCATATTCATTTCATTCACAAACATAATTGCATCAATATGTCCAGATAAACATCTATTAATTACATAAGGTACATAATCATGGACACTATCCTGGTTTGTGTTCATTATATTGATTTTTGTCTGATTGATTGAATTCAACCAGTCCTTCAATTCGTAAGTCATAGTTCAATAATAAAAGTTCTTTTCTTTCTTTCTGATCGCTCATATAATCACCAACAGATCTCATTGTATATGTGTGATCATATTCATATGCTTTCCATTGATTTCCCACAAAACGATTTGTTACAAGTTGATCTGAATTATAACTAACCATCATGTTCATATTAGTTATATTGCATACTTCAGCAAACTTATCGTGATCAAAAGATTTATGAAGTTCTCCCTTTTTTCCATAAAGATTATCCTTAATGTCATAGGGAGGATCCATATAAACAAAAGCACCACCATAGCAATCTGAAATTATATTTTCATAAGGAAAATTTGTAATTCTCCAATTTTGAATTATTTCAGAATACTCAGAAAGAAATCCAATATTTCTTTCGGTAAAGTTATGATCTGATGCTTGTGCAGAAAAACTAGATGCTTCAGTGAGACCGCTAAAGGAACATTTATTTACAATATAAAAAGATATTGCTCGATCAAAATCAGTTGATTTTTTGTGATTTAGACATTCCTTAGATTCAAGAAAAACAATTTTTGCTCGATCTGGAGTGTTGTAGTGTTTTTTAATTCGAGAAATCTCCTCTTCCATTTTCTTACCATCACTTTGAAGTGTTTTCCAAAAATTGGTAAGAGGTTCATAAAGATCATTTACCCAAATACTTAGATAAGGATATAGTTGCGTGACGTAAATAGCGACAGAACCTCCGCCAACAAATGGTTCACGAAATTCATCGTAATTTCGAAAATCAGGAAAATACTGTTGCATTTTTGCAACTGCCCTGGTTTTTCCTCCAGGATATCTTAATGGACTTTTAAGTTTGCTCATACGAATAATTCAAAAAGAAATTAGTAGAAAAACTAATTCGTTCTACATCGGAATTGAATGGATAAACATAATGTATTAACCAAGCGGGAAAAAAGTAAATATCTTTCTCCTCAGGTTCAACAGGTCCAAATGCATGAAGATTATGTGGTGCCCACATTCCATATTGCCATTCAATTTTACCTCCTACTGGATTTCTTCCTCTTTGAGTAGGATGTTTCCATTCATCTTTCAATTCATCAGGAATTTTTGAATAAGCAACACAAGAAAAATCTCCTGCATGAATATGAGGAGGATTCCATTCACCCTTTTTTTGAACATTCACCCAAGGTTTATCTAAAGCAATTCCGGAAAGAACATGATCTACAGGAGGATTATATGAACCGACTTTTGCCATTTGATCCACATAATCTAAAACAAATTCTCGCAATTCTAAATTAGTTTCTTCACTAATTAAATATTGAACTTCTCTGTCAATATTTCCTGCGAGTAAATTGTTATTTTCAACTTGAGAATTTTGTGCTGCCTCATTGATTTCATCACGCATTCGATCAGAAATTTTATTTCGATACATTGTTGGTCCGAATGGACGAAGAATCATACCAGTCATTTGAATTCACAGTTACACATAAGTTCAGTTAATGCAGCAAGAAGATTAATTTCATGATCTGCAACAAATGCAGTTTGATATTGATATTTGGCAATAATTAAAACTGCTTCGGGAATAGAGTTTTCCTTCATATGATCATATAAACAATTATAGACATTTTTGAGAATAACATTTGGATCACTATCTAAATTTTGAACAATCCATTTGCGAACATTCAAAAATTGTTTAGTTTTCAATGATTTTATAAGTTCATTTGTAGAAAAAGAATTTTTATCTACAAGAATACTCACACCTATTTCACCATTTGAAGAATACCTCTGAAGTTCATTTAGAAGTCTTCTCCAATCTGGGAAATACTTATTAATTAATTCTGCAACTACTTTTTCATCGAATTTAATATTTTCCTCAACCAAGATTTCGCATACTCGTCTAAAGAATTTTGTAGCAATTCTGATTTTTTCATTTCCTTTAATTCCAAACTCCAGGCAGGAACAACGTGAATGTAGGGGTTCGATAATTTTATTTTTGTAGTTGCAGGTGAATATAAATCTGCAATTTGCATGAAACGCCTCAATGTTCGCCCGTAAACAGAGTTGAACATCGTTGGTCGTATTATCAGCTTCGTCAATAATGATGACTTTGTGCTTAGAAGTTGTTTGTAATGAAACGGTCGAAGCATAATTTTTAATTGTATTGCGTACAGTGTCTATAAATCGACCTTCATCAGATCCATTTATTAAAATATAATCACATCCCAATTGTTCACAAATTGCTTTTGCTACAGTAGTTTTTCCAGACCCAGCAGATCCGGAAAGAAGAAGATTTGGAATTTCTCCCTGTTGCAAAAATCCTTCAAATGCATCCTTAATGTCTATGGGAAGTATGCATTCCTCGACTGTTTTTGGACGATACTTTTCTACCCACAAAAAATCATCACGCATAATTAATCATCCAATCAGGAGTTCTTTCAGGTTTTCGTAAGTAGTTATCCTTTACCCAAGGTTTAGAAGCAACATATTTACGATATGCAGTAATTGTATCAATATCTGTATTATTTTTCAAGTCATCTGGCATTGCACGAGTAAACTCTTTTACATTTTGATAATCCGAAATTGGTATTTGACTTTCATCATGAAAAATTGTCATTGCTTCTTCTAAAGTATTTTGACAAGAATGTTTTTTTTCATAACGATATGTATATTCATCGCAGAGTTCAAATCCATGAGTAAGTAACCAAGCAAAATTAACAACATCTGAAGCAGCCCACACAGTACATGGATGATTACGAAAAGCACCCTTTTCTGTGCTGTATGGAGTTCCATCTATCTTATGAATTTTACCCCAATTCCAATACCAATTTGAAAAGATAATAGAAACCATTTGACAAGTTTCTAAAGGCATTTTTACAACATGCTTATCAGGAAGTTGCTGAGCAGCAACTCTTGGATTTGAATCTACAACGAAAATATTCATTCTTCAAAAATTGAATCTGGTTCAAGAGCAATATAGTAAGTTAGATTATAGTCGTTTGAAAAAAATTTTGCAATTCCCTTTTTAGAAATCGTTACTTCATATGTACTCGGAACAATTTTAATATTTTCAAACTTAAAATTAAAGCAAAAATTATTTTCTGCTTCACCAACAATTACGGAGTAGTTATTTGATGTTTCATTTCTTTTATCGGTAGCAATCATTTTTACAACTCCAGATTCTCCAATAACACATAAATCTGGAAGTTGTAGAATATTAGATGCTTTAATAATCTTATCTAATTGCTGCTGTTGTAAAATAAAACAAACGTCTAGACTAGGAAAATCAATTTCTTTATCTGGAGGTGCAACAATTACACTTGGATCTGAGAAAAAATATTTTGACCTACGAGTTTTACCATCTCGAATAGTCATATAATTTTCTTCATTCAAATCAATTTCAGGATCCGCATGAAGAAAAATGCTATTCAAAAATTGAGGAAGATCGTAAATTGCAAAATCTTTTGGAATGTATTCTTCAATATTTGCTTCTGCAAGAATATTTCTCATTACAGACATTGTTTTTAATTTTTTACCTTCTTTGAAGGAAATTGATTGATTGATTTGAGAAAAATTTTTAAGAATTGAAAGAGTTTTATCAGAAATTTTCATTATTATTTTTAATATTAGTGTGAAATCCAGCAAAGTGATAAAGAAGAATGCCATAATGAATAATCTTCATTGCATCCAATTTTGAAAATCCATTCTTTTTACCAAATCTAGCCGAATATTTAATTAAATTTGTTCTGCAGAATGGAATTCCATCTCCAATAGCATCAATAATATCCAAAACTTGAACTTTAGATTTATCAGATGCATAATGAGAATTATATGTTCCCTTAATATATTCTTCTATTATTTTCAGTGTTAAATCCTCATTATATTTCCAAAACTCGTTGTTAGACATATCCATCATAATAAAGTTCAACCAGCATTATAGCATATCATATCGATAATCGCAAATATTTAAATAAATAAAACACATTCAAATAATATTAATGATTGATCCAAAATGTCATTGGTGTAAATAATGATAAAGGGGATCATTAGATCCCCTTTATATTACCAAATACCAGGAATAAGTTGTCCGGTAAGTTCATATGCTCCTAGAGCAGCAATTATGCCGAGCATTGCAAGTCTTCCATTCAATTTTTCTGCTCGTTCGTTATGAGTTTCATAGACATTGTTTTCCATTTGATTTTTTACCTCAGAATCGATGTACATTTTTGGTTCTTTAGCGAACATGTTTTGGCGTCCGCCATCTTCAGTCGTTACTGTCATAATATTTGAAGATTTTCAACCACATTATATAGAAAAAATAAACAGATGTCAAGTTTTTATTTGAGAAAATCCTTTAATTTTTTCAAACTCTAAAACTGTTTCAAACTTATCGTGAAGTTCATTCTTGTGACTAATTACAAATATATTTGCATCCTTTACAATAAACTTAATAATTTTCATAAATTCATCTGTTCCCATTCCATCCAATGAACTATCAAATACTTCATCCATAATTAATAAATTTGTAACTACACTATTTTTCATTTTTGCAATTTCTCTCCAAGTAAACAATAGAGATAAATCAATTCTCATTTTTTCACCTTCAGAAAAAGATGCATATGAAAATTTTTCATGAATAGGAGTTTCGATTCTTTCATTGAATTCTTCATCCAAATTAAAATTGATGTAAAAATCCATCAATTCCAAATACTTATTTACCTGCTGATTTATAAGTGGAAGATACTTGCGAATAATATTACTTTTAACTCCATCATCTTTTAGTAGGTAATTAACTTGAAGATAATAATCATAATTATTTTTTATATTCTGCAGTTCTGATAATATATCTTTCAAATTTTTTTTATATTCACTTAATTTTTCATGTTCAGTATTTGTGTTTTCAATTCTATTGGTAATAGTTTGAATTTCTTGTTCAAGATTATTTCGTAATTTATTTGAGTTAGAAATTTTAATATTAATTTTTGAAATTTCATTTTGTAAATTGGTAATTTCTCCTTGAAGATCAGAAAAAGTTTTTTCTCGAAATTCTTCTTTTTCAAGAGTTTCTTCAATTTGATGAAGATTCTTTTCATATGTATCAAGAATTTCTTGAAGTTCTTTAATTCTATTTACTCTGAAATCTTCTTCAATATTTTGTGTGCATGTAGGGCAAACCGAATTTTTATTGAAAAAATTTAAATCTTCATTTGAGTTTTGTTTTTTATTTGATATTTTTTCTTTGTATGTTCCAAGTTTACGAAGCGTTTCTGATGCATCACAATATTTTTTAGTTTCTTCTTGCTTTTCTTTGACTAAAGATAAAAGATTTTCTACCTTTTGATTATATTCAATGATTTCATTTTGACATTCAACTATCTTATTATTTTTTTCTTGAATATCTTTTTGTCCACTCTCTTCAATTGATTTAATAAAATCCTGTTGCATAATAATTTTTTCTGCAACATTTTCTTTTTTTAATTCTAAAGTTTTTAATGTATCTTTAGAATCTTTTATTTTTACTTTAATGATATCCAACATTGCAGAAAATACTTTAATATCAAGTAAATCTTCAATTATTTCTCTTCGATGTGAAGATGCGAGTTGCATAAAAGGAACAAACGAAGCACTTCCAAGAATTACAATCTGAGTAAATGATTTATAATTTAGTTTTAAAATAGTTTGTTCTAATATTTTTTGCTGATCAACAGAAGAAGAATCTTCATTCAATTTAACTCCATTTACATAGATTTCAAATATATTTGGTTTTATTCCTCTGATAATTTTATAATTGGATTCGTTTATTGAAAATTCAACTTCTGCAATACAATCTTTTTCATTTATAGAATTTATTAATTGATTTTTATTAATTTTTCGAAATGGTTTATTGAATAAACAAAAACAAAGAGCATCTAAAATTGTACTTTTACCCGATCCATTTTGACCAACAATTAAAGTATTATTTGTTTTGTTTAAATCTATTGATGTAAAAATATTTCCGGATGAAAGGAAATTTTTATACTTTATTTTTTTAAATGTAATCATCTTCAGATGGTGGAATTACGATGTCATTTCCAGTTATTATTGTATATTTTACTCCCGTTTTTTCACATACTTCAACTGCTCGTTTTGAATTAACCTCAAGAACACACATTGAAGGATGTTGATCTTCTTCTAACATCATAGCATATCTTTTTGCATCATCAAGTTCCTCAAAGAAAAAAACTACTTTATCTCCATTTTCATTTTGTACTGCATATGCACCATCCTCCATTCCTTCTACTGAAATGATATACATTACATTACCTCGCAAGCTTGTTGATAGATATCTTTTATTAGATTCTTCATCTTAGCTTTATTTAGATTTGTATCTAATTCTTCAATATACTTATCTAATATTGTAAATGTATCTTCTGTCTGTTCTAAAAATTCATCTTCAAGATAAACTGAGTTTATTTTTTCTACTATTTTCAAATCTGCTGGATTTGCTTTCAATATACATTCTATAAATTTTTCATATTGATTTTTATCTGACTTATTTTTTACAAGTAACTTAAGTATTTTACCTTCGCATTCTGAAAAATTAAATATTTGATATGGAGTATCATCATAGTGAATAATTTTATATAAATCAAATGGATTATTTACTGCAACGAGGTTATAAGTTTCTGTATCAAAAATATGAAATCCCCGAATATCGGAAAGATCATTCCAAAACATCTGATATGGATTTCCCAAATAAAAAATTTTTCCATTGTTTGAACGAGTATGATAATGCCCCGAAAATACTCTATCAAATTTATCGTATGGAGTGGAATCATTTCCATCTTCCATTACATGTCCAATATGTGAATAAAATCCATTTAATTCTAAATGTCCCATTGCGACTTTAGATTTGGTTTCATTTATTTTTTTAATTGTAATTTGCTCGTTTTCAGAATTTATCCATGGAATAAAAAGAATGTTTAAATTATCAATTTTTATTTCTGTGGTCTCATGAATAACTGTAATATTATCATACTCTCGTAAAAGTAAGTCGATAGTATTAATTTCATTGGTATTTTTATAAAATGCGGTGTGATTTCCCACAACACTATACAACTGTATTTTATTGTCTCGAATAACATCGAAATAATTTTTCTTTGCCCAGTCGAGAGAATAAAAATCAATAGTCTTACGACTATCAAAAGTATCACCCAAATCAAGAATAGTAGTAATTTTATTTTTTCCCAAATATGGAAAAAAAACTTGATTATAAAATTTAAGAAAATAATCATGATAAAGTTTTGATCCCTTTTTGAATCCAAAATGTTGATCTGTTATGATTGCTACTTTCATCGATTAGATCTGTATTGAATCGCATCTTTGATTTGATTATAGCTAGTAGTGTCACCATGTTCATCGGCAACAAAAACTTCATCGTATCCAGTTCTTTCAATTATTTTTTGTTTAATTTCTAATTGTTTCTTTTCCTTTTGTATTCTTCTCAAAAAAGCATAATGAATAACTTGAGTAAAATATGCAAATGGATTTGAAGATTTTTCTGGATCAAAGTTATGAATATATTGAACACAGTTTTCAATTCCATCGCAAATCATATCATCCTTAAACATATAATTTACAAAATTTGGTTTATATGACAAATGAGTCGCAATCTTCAAAAAACATTCCCCAAGGTAATTTGTAATTCTTGGTTTTGTATTTCCATTTTCTTTTGCTTCTTTTACTTTGTTCCTATAGACAATTAGGGCATGTAAAAATTCTTTATTATTTACATAATGTTCAGATCTCTTTTTTACCATTACAGTCATTTTTAATAAATTTACTTTTCATAATAATCATTATAGCATATTTGTATAGGGCTTGACAAGTCTTTGGAATATCAGTATAATAACTCTGTCGGAGTTAAAAATATAATAGGTTTAATTATTATAAAGTTTTTCTAATATAGATCTAGCCTCATTAACAGAAGAAATATATCCCATTTCCTTTGTTAATTTATTATGTTTACCTCTATAACCATTTGCAACAAAATTTATATAAAGTTCAATTAATTTTTTATTTGTAATTTCACTTACTGTAATTATTTTTTCCATATCAATAATAAACATATCATCTTCAGGTATTTTCATCCATGGTTCAAATTGATAACCAATACTGGTTCCATCTTTTAAATTTATAATATCTTTGAGTACGATTGGAGAATCTAATAAAAATTTAATATTTCCATTTACCTCATCAACAATAACATATGAAAGTATTTCTTCGCCACTTACAAGTTTAATTGATGCATAAAATTGATCGTTATTATTTTTGGAAGTTGATTTGGATGATTTCATAATTAAATTTTTCCTCGTTGTAGTATTTGATACGCTCAACAAGATGATTTAAAGTATAATTAGATCTTGAACCTTTTTTACAATCGTCTGCAATGTCATAAAGAACAGCTTTAAGTTTATTTTCACTTTTTCTCAGAACTCTTCCAATTGATTGAAGAGTTCTAATTCTAGATTTACTAGGTGAAGAAAAAACTACATTATGTAAATTTTTTATATTTATTCCAGTACTAAAAGTTCCAAAAGATGCAATTATGATTGCATTATTCTCTTGTTCAGTTATTTTGCGAACCTGTTCTCTTTCTTCTACGTCTACACCACCATGAATAAAAAAAACTTTTCGCTTATCATTATTTATGAGATCAAAAAGTATCTGTCCATGAGTTAGAACTCTACTAAAAAGAACCAAAGTATTTCCTTTTAGATCTAATATAAGATTGCGAATAAATTTATTTCTTTTTTCATTGCCAATTAGATATTGAACTTCATCTTCATAAGTTTCAAATATTTGAGGTTCATGTTTTAAAAGTAAAACTTTAATACTCAATTTTGCCAAATATCCGGCATCTTGCAGTTCTTTTGTATTAATAACTTTATATGATGGACCAAACAATCCTTCTAAGACCCACTTATGAGTTTGAGTTCCATCTAATGTTCCAGTAAACCCATAACGATATTTTGCATCTGCCAATTTAGTCATTATAGTAATTAAAGATTTTGATTTAAATTGATGAGCTTCATCTCCAACAATAACTTCATATGGATCAAACCACTTTCGATCCATTTTATAGATTGATTGCCAAGTTGTTATAGTAACTTGTTTCTCACTAATTCTTTCTCTTCCTGAATAAATTTTATGACAATATTTTTCGCTATCCCATCCATAATCTTCAAAATCTTTGTACATTTGTTCTACAAGAGATGTAGTTGGAACAACTATTAGAATTTTTCTTCCTTGTTCTGCATGATATCGAATTACAGAATAAATCATTAAAGATTTTCCTGAACCAGTTGGTGATATAATTAATCTTCGATTTTTTTTAAGGGCATCAAAAACTCCATCTAATTGATAATCTCTTGGTTTATATTTGCATATATTTGACATATAATCTTTTATTCCTTCCTCAGAGATCATTTCATTTTCTTCATATGGAAGTCCGTAAAATTTATTATTTTCAAATTCAAATGTATAATCGTGATTCTTACAAAAAACAATTAATTTATCTAAAAGTCCCACATATATTTCACCTTTCTCAATACAAAAAAGACGAATTTTTCCATCCCAATACTTATTTCTGTATTGAGGCATAAATTTTGCATTTGGTATTTCAAATGTAAATTGATCTTGAAGTTCATATTTTATATGTGCTTCGCATTGAATTTTCAAATATACTTCGTTCTTTTTTAGAATTGATAAATCAGCCATAACCTGCTTGAAATTTATTCCATTCGATTGCGTTTTTAATTTGATAAGTACGATTCGTAATCATTCGAAGAATTTCTTCAATATATCTAAGCATAACATCATAATATTCTATTTTTAATTTAACTTTTGAAAGTTTTTCATCAACATCTAGATATAAATTTAAATCTTCTTTATCACGAATTTTATATGGAAATGGTTCTTCCTTATAGATTTCTGTAGAAGCTTTTCCTGTATAATATTTTTTTCTTTGTATGAGAATATTATTTTTTTGTATCTCTATATTTTTTTTTAATAGTAATAATGTATTATATAAATTATAATATTTTGAATGTAAAACTGGAATTTTTAATGATTCATTATGCAAATTATCAGGATCTATTTGAGAATCTAGTTCCCACATTTGTTGAATTTTTTCTAAATTAATACTAGACTTTGTTTCCATTTATATCAATAATATTAAATATAGTGTACTTAAAATTACAACTTGCCGTAAAATAAGTCTGAGATTCAAAAGTTGCGTCAAAAGGAATTGGAGATAAATTTGTTGGGTACATATCCCTAAATCCAAAAGAAACTGAAGAATTAAAATTACTATTCAATACTTGCAAAGTAGCATCTGATCTTTCATTGTAAGGATCTCTTGGATCACTACTTGGAAAGAATCTATCATTTTCTTTTAGTTGTGAAAATTGATCTAAACTTTCCGGATATCCCAATCCAGTAATCCATTTATAAAGTTGAAGATAATTTTCCATATCCTCATCTACAAGAAATCTTACTTGCAAATCGTCATAGATTATTTTATCTCCGGGTATAGGAATATCTTTTAAGTATGTTGACTGTTTAGCATTTCCCAATTGCAGTCCCGGTACAGTCGCAGCATTGCATAAAAAACTCACTTTAGGGCATCGATTGATAATAAGTTTAAATCCTATTAGTGATAAAAAATTTTTATTCGATACTCCCTGAAGTGAGCATGGAGATTGTGTGTAATTTGCAGACAAGTCAACTTCCCAAGCTAACTGTATTTAGTAACGATATTCATCGATCTTATTCAGAACTCTTTCCAAATATCTGTGAGCAATTTGTTTAGGATCTTTGATGTAATTATTTGGTTGTTCTGAATATAATTCATGTTTAAGTTTTTGAACCCAACAACGAATTTCATCTCTTGACAATTGATTTTTTGACATATTAATAAAATATATTATTATTTATAGCAGATTTGCATAAAAAAAGACCTCCTTTATCAGGAGGTCAAAATATAATTTCAAAATCACATTAGATTTTGAACTTTTACTCTTCTGTAGTAACGGTTTGTATCATTGGTGATACGACCTGCACCAACATCGGTTCCTTCTGCAAATGGATTTGCAACCATACCATAGCGAGTCTTGAATCCAATTTTTGGTTGGAATGTATCCTGTCCAACAGCACGTACCATCTGTAGAGGCACATAGGGGCAGTAGAAAAGACCTGCATCATAAGGTGAAGTACCCTTATATCCCATTACATAGTATTGATCTGCACTTAGGTTTGCAGCAAATGGATCGATATAAACTTTATAGCGACCATTTAGAACACCAGCAAAAGTATTTCCGGTATCATCAACCTGTAGATTATTGCTTAGAGCATCAGAGTATGAAAGTTGACCTGCAGCTTGAAGTGCAGAAGCAACGTCGGCAGAGCAAAGAATCATATTGCCCTTTCCTCTACGAGTTCTCTGAGCGATTGCATTAGCATCACGCTCCAGTTGGAACATCATACCTTTGAACTTCTCAACCATCCAACGACCATTGGAATCAATATCCAAGTCAAATATACCAGCAGTTGCTGTATTGGTTTGAGCACCAGGCTCAGCCACTTTATAGATGGTACGAATGATTTCGCGGTTGATTTCGGCAAGAATTTCTATAGAAAGAATATTTGCCAATTCTGCTTCCGCATCAAGACCATGAATAGCCTTGAGATCTTGTGCAAGTTCTAATGAATACTCAGCTTTGAGTGCTCTTGACTTTGCAGTTACGCTAACTTTCTCGATTGAGAAAGACATTTCACGGAAATTATTTGCAGGACCATCTCCAAGAGATTCTAGATCTTGAGTTCTGAAACCTTGACCTACATTATATGCATTTGATGCACCACCATTTAGAATGGATGGATTTGTTCCGGATTGTGCAGTTGTACCGAAACCTACAGTGCTGTCTCCATCAACACCACCAGTATAATCTCCTTGAGTAAGATTAGCAGAAGAGTTTTGTGCTGAGAATGCAGAATTTGGCTCATTGAAGAACGCTTCAGTTCCTCTTTGATTGTCATACTTAGTTCTCATTGCAAAAATGAGTCCAGTAGGACCATTCATTGGTTGAACACCTGCTAAGTCATAAGCGACCAAGTTAGGCATTGCACGTCTAATTAAACTAATTAGAACCGGATCAAAACCTGCAACTGGAGTCGTTGCTGATCCAGAAAATCCTGGATTTCCTGTTCCTGCAGGATCGGTATTGAAAGTTGGTGCAGTTTCTGATAGGAATGATCTACCTTCACGTAAATCATTCTCCTGATTTTCTAACAGTTGAGCGGTAACTGCTCTTCTATGTGGATCTGAGATTTTATCTAGACCCTCTGCCTCTAGAAGAGGAGCCCACTTTCTCTGCAACTGAGTTGCGTTATACATTTGAAATTAACTCCTTCTTGAAAAAAGTGTGTGTGTTATAATATAAAAATCAATTTAGTTGAACTTTGTCAATGCATGAAGATAAGCATTCATTGTAGGTCCATAATCTTCATTTACTTCTTCAGAAATGACTTCTTGTGAATTATTTGACGCTAATTTAGGTGCAAAATATGCTTCACGAAGCGTCTTTAGTTTTTCACGGTATTGTCCTTCACTTTCAAACTCAACACTTTCGGCAAGAGCGGCAAGTTTTTCCTTTTGGGAAAGAGCTAAACCTTCACTTACTTCGTCAATGATATTATTAGAGACAGACTCCGACAAACGCTTGTTTAAGCTAATATTTGTAGTAATCTGCTCATTGAGTTTTATTTCCATCTCATCAAGTTTTTGTACCATAGCTTCAACAACATTATATTTTTCTTCAGGGATTTCTACATAATGTTCTTCAAAAAGATTTTTGAGACCAGTCATAAAGGACTCGGATAATTCTCCTTTGAGTCCTGATTCAATTTGTAATTCATTTTCGTTGATCCACTCATTTGCAACATATTCTAAATATGAATCAACACGTTCAGTAAGATCAAACTTAATCTGCTCTACTTGTTCAATTAGAGCAGATTCATAATTATGTTCCATCGATTCCCTCAAAGAAGAAATCTTGGAACGAACAGCTGCTTCAAATACTGTTTTTGCTTTTTCTTGGAATTCTTCAGAAAGATCTTCACCTGATAGAAGAGCCTTTACATCATCTTCAAGATCTAACTCTTCTTCTTCTTCAAATTCATCTTCTTCATAGTTTGAACCTTCTTCATCTTCTAGGAATGACTCATCTTCAACTTCAACCTCTTCATTAGCCCCACGACCATATCCACTTGCCTTCATACCAACAGCACCTTGTGGTCCAGGCATTTGAACAGTACCGGCAGATCCCTTTGTTATAGGATTGCTTTTGGCAATAAATGTTGCAGAAGGAGATTTGAGTTTATTACTCTCATCATCCGGCTTAGAATTTTGAGGTGTAGGACCACCTAAAACTTCTATTGAATCATTATCAGGAACATAGTTTGCAGCCTTAGGCATTGGTTCCGCAGGCTTGGCATCCTTTGTTACTTGATTTTGCATTTCTTGTAGATTTTTACCAACGGTCATCTTTCTACCAAATTCCTATATTTTCTGTTATTATTTATAATTTATAGATTTGATAAAAATTTTCCAAATAAACGAAGTTTATTTGATTCTAACAAATCTTGATCAACAAGTGTATTTATTTCTCTTTTGATTTCAGTGCATTGAATTTCTCGAAGAACATTTCCTTCCCAAATCCATTCTTTACCTTCCATGATTCCATTTACAAAAGCATCAGGAGCAGAAGGATCTGCTACAATATCAGCAGCAGTCGCAAGCATAAAATCTTCACTAACGTAATTAATTCCTTCTTTTTGAAAAAGAGATCCCATTCCTCTAGAAGAAACTCCTAATTTTACACCCTCACCTAAAAGTGAAGATGCAATTTTTCCCATTGGTGTTGAAAGAATTTGAGCTTTACCTATAAAATTATTTCCGTCTTGTTTGAGTTCTACAATTTTGTGAGAAACTCTGTCTAAGTTGATAATTGGTCCATTTGGATGTCCCAACTCACCAAGAGCTCTTCCATTTTCAACAAATACTTGAGTATATCTTGCAACTTCTTTAACTAAAGTTGAAATTGGATAAAATCTTTTATTACGATTTACAGTTTCTGCTTGAAGAAAAGGTCCTTGAATATAAAGAGTTTTTTTACCATTTTTTTCTTCAGTAAAAACTTCTACTGATTCTATTTCTTCGGAAATTAATTTCATCCTAGTTGTACCTCGTGTAAATGTACTGTACACCCATGATTAGTTTCTGGTTTTAATACAAAAACAATTGATTTTGCTGCAGTCGCAACTCCAACAAAAGTATGATGCCCAGAATTTGTATTTGCATTTATGGTAATTTTTGTTTGATAATTATTCCATTGTTGAGGAAATTGAATTTCCGTAATTTCTTTATGAAAAAGACTATTATCATATGTTGTTCCTGCTCCGACAACTTGAATATAATCACCAACTCTAAGTTTGGTATCTGTATGATTTAATGTTAGAACTGTACTTGTTCCTGTTTGTATTCCAGTAATAACTGCTTGAGCGGGATGTCCATAACGATAAAGAAGTTCTGTTCCAAGATTTATATGAAATGAACCAATACCAGAACTAGTTGTTGTATTGCAGACTCCAATGTTCCCACCCTTTTTTTCAGTACTACAAGATGCATAAACAATACCAGTTTTTATAATCTGGGGATTTGAAGTTTTGATACTATCGTTACTACTATCAAGTAATCCATAATCTTTTACTAAACTTAATGGTTGTGATGCGCTCATTCTACCTCTTCTGAATCGAATTCTTCTGAATCATCATTTTCTTCGAATTCATCATGATCATCTCCAAATAAATTAGCAGAAACAGATGGTCTCAAATCGTCAATTTTTTCCGCTGATTTTGCATAAAGTAAATTTTTAATATAATCAGAAATATCTGATGGTTTAGCATCTGCCGCAATCATATTTACTAATTCTGAAGTTTCCATAGTTATAGATATGCCTTGTATTTATTTATATCTTAGCTTTTTTAATATTTATTTTTGGAGATTCTGTTGCTCCAGAATTTTTATTATTTTCCAAATCTGGTTCTGGTGGATTTTCTCCCAAATCATTATTAGATTGATTTTTTCCAACCGCGATTTCATTTTGAACATCTAATGGAACACCAACACCTGTTTCATTTTCTTCTTCCATTTCTCGAGTCATTTCTTCAATTTCTTCTTCTGTCATTCTCAAGACTTTACGTTTAACATAATCTCTAGAGTAATAAGTTCCAATATAAGGTTCAATTGCAACCATTAAATTTAATCTTTCGTTCATCAATTCGGTTTCTTTTAATTCAGAAAAATGATTGTCGTACAAATAATCAAATTGAATATGCTCTGCCATTTTTTCCCAGTCTTCTGGGGTGACAATATTTTTCAAAATTAATTGAGTTTTTAGCATATCAATGAAAATATTACTAAATCTTTTTCTCATTCTTCCGACAAATTTTGAAAACATTAATTCATCACGAAGAATTTCTGAAGAACGACCAAGATTAAATCCACTCTCACTTGCAAGTCTACTATCGGGAATATTCAATGATCTGAAAAGTTTTTTTTGAAAATATTCAATGTCTTGAAGTTCTCCTAAATTTTGTCCTCCAGGAAGAGTTCCAATTTCAGTTCCTCTTCCACCTTCCCGACGAGGAAGCCAAAAATCTTCCAACATACTTACAAATTTTTTATCATCTTTAACTTCTCCAGTATGAGCATCGTAATGCATTCGATTGCGGTATCTCATCATCACATCACGAAGATATTGTTCTGCTTTTACTTTTGGCAAATTTCCAACATCAATATAAAAAATTCTTTTTTCTGGTGCTCTTGAAAGTCTATAAATTACAAGAGAATCTTCAATCATACGAAGTTGATTGAGGGATTTAATAGCTTTATGTAAATATGAAAGCGTAAGATACTTATTTCGATCCACAAGTCCGGAAGAAACAAAAGTAATTGAATCTTTTGCAATTTTAATTCCCTTTCCGGTTATGGATCCATATTTTTCAACCATTCCTTTGGGATAATAAATATAAAATTCTTCAACTTCTGCATCTGCATGTTGATGTATCAAAGGATTATCTGTTCCCAAATCAATTTTCAATGTTTGCCCATGACTTTTATCCTGAGGACGAATTCTCATTAATTTTATTTTTAGTGCGTCAATATACCTGATATCTTGAATACCTTCATCAGGTTTTTTCATATCAATTACTTTATGATAATAAATTCTTCCATCAACATACCAATTTCTAAAAATTTCATGTGCTTTTTTATCAAATTGCATCAAATCTTTAATATATTTGAATTCATTGCGAATTACAGATTTTAAATTATCACTTGCATTCAAATTATCCAAATCAATTTGAATTGGACTATCGTTTAAGTCAGAAACAATAGCCTCATTTACAACATGTTCAATTGCAGTATCACATTCCGGATGCAATGCCATATCACGATATTTTTTTACAATATCAAATTCGGTTCTAAAAACTCCTTCTAAATCTACGTATTGACCATAAAATCCAGAAGACAAATAATAATCAACCCCATCCTCATCATTTGGAGGAACAGGGCTGACTACACTTTGTGATTTTTTATCATCAACATCCTCAAGAGCAAATCCAAATAATTTTTTTCCGGCAGCCATAGTGTAAAGTAATTTTCACTATTTATCAAACAATTGAATCGCCGCCTGTGCTATTATATGCTTCCCACCATTGAACTTGTAATGTTACTTGAAATTCTTCTACGGTGTCTGCACTATCATACGATAGTTCAATTCCAGAAACAATGCTTGGCCAACATCCATACATCTTATAACTTCTTAGAATTGGAAGTGTAGATCCACTTGCAGAAGCTGATCCTGAAGTATAAGATGCTCTTCCTAGTTGATGAACAATCCAATTTGCAAAATAATCTTGAGGTCTTATTGTACCAGAACCATCTGAAGTTTTGGTAATATAATTTGACCACTTTTCAAATGCTTCTTTTAGTTTAAAATCACCATCATTGACAACTGTAATTGTCCATGGATCAAATCTTCTATCTCCAGCCACTTTTAGCTGTCTTCCTCTAAAGGGAACAATTACTTCTGCGATATTTGATGCTGGAAGTTGTGCTCCTTTAATTAACATTCTATATGTAGTGTCTGTTGGAATATCTCCCAACTCTGCTTTAATTGTTGATGGAAAATCAAATTCGACTTCAAATAAATTGGGACGAGCACCTCCCTGAACCAATCGACTCTTGAATGAATCAATCGTTCTTGTATTATTAAGAATACCTGCTGTGTTTCTATCTAATGGCATGGGTAGTTTCTCCTATTATACTGTTCCGATTACTTCCGAAAAGGAAATTCCGGTTCTGGTTGATACAAATGTTAGACCTATAAAATTAATTGATCTAGCTGGTTTGACATAAATGTCAGCAACAAATTCACTTCTATCAATAACATCTGGTGGATTATTTGTATCATCACAGATGATTTGATAATCATAAATTCCTCTTTTTGCTTTAATATCTCTCAAATAAGGTTCTATAATATTTACAAAATTAGATCGAGTACCTGCATCATTTAATTCAAATAATTGTGCATCTGCAACATTTGCAATTGCTTTTTCAATTGTAATAAACAATCTTCGAACATTGATTCGATCAAAAGAACTTTCATAGGAAAGTCCAGTCTTATCACCATAAAGAATAATTCCTGCTCCAGGAGAAGCAATTATTGGATTAATTCTATTTGAATAAAGACGATCTCTATGATCTTGTCCAGGATTATATGCTAATTTGATAGCATAATTTAAATTTCCTCTACTACTTCCCGCAGGAGAGAACCATGGAAATTGATTTATGTCTGTTCTTACGCACAATCCGGCAACATCATTTGATGTTGGAATATAAACATATTTTTTATTCCACCTATCATATACGTATTGATATCCGGAATCAAAAATTGCATAAGAAGAAGATGTTAATGGAGAAAAGAATGAGAGAATATTTGATAATTGTGTTGATTGATTCGTAAGATTTACAACACTATCTCGATTTGGAGAAATGAATGTTACACAATCTTTTCTAAATTCGCAAATTGAAATTAATTTTTTAGCTTTTGCTTGCTCATCTTCTTTACTTTTATGAGCACCACCTTGGAGTAGAAAACGAATATCACTATTTACTGGATCATTAAAATAATCATATGATGTCATTAGATCACCAAGATCACAATCAAATAATCCAATTCCAATGTAATCTTTACCACCAGTTAGTTTATATGAAATATTTCCTACAGAGTTAAAAATTATTCCCTGAGCATTTTGTCCCCAAGATCCAGCTGCTGTTGATACCGTAGTAATTCCTGCAGAAAATCCTGCTGGTTTTGCAGAAGTATTCCAATATGAATCATTTCTTGCTGGAGAAGTTCCTGCAAAAATATAATTTGAATTTTCTGCGATATAATCTTTATAATATGTTGATTTTTGTGGAGAAATTTCGGTATCCTTAGCTTTAGAAAGATTTCCAAATTTTTCTAAAATTGTTCCTACAGAACCACTAATTGATCCAGTTATATCAATTACTACTAGATTTAAAGAATCATTTTTACCAGATCTTTGAGTAACATATGCACTATCTTGTGGTTTGTTTAAAACAGATCTCCATGATAATGTAAATGGATCGGTTCCACCATCTTCAGCAGAAGTCAAAATATTTTGAGTATCATACCAATTTTGATTTATTAAGGATCCAGTTAAAATTCCAGCATTTCCTGCTTCTGATGAAACACCAATTACATACCCTGCTCCAGTTTTAAATTCATACAGTGAATTTTGCTGATATGAAATTGAATATTCTGTATTTCCAATTCCAGAAACATACGAAGTAATTTTTATATCAACGTGACTAACTCCAACACCAGTAATTAGTCCTTTCAGATATCCATTTGCATCTGATGTTGTACCAATTCCAATATTCACTCCACTCAATGTTTGAGTTACCGCATATCCAACTTTTATTTGATCAGAATTACTTGTTAAACTAGAAATTCCTGAAATTCTTTGATCAGCTGCATTATCAATAATACATACCTTTATATTTTCTGCCCAAAAACCAGGATTTTTTGATGCAAAATACCAATTTGAATCATTATACCTATTATTATTAAAATCCTCAAAGTTATAAATTTTTAAACTTGATGACGATGCAACTGCAACAGCAGCATTTGAATTAACAAGATTTGATCCACCTGCTCTAACTACATCTAATTCTCCACCATATGAAAGAAAATTTGAAGCAGCATACCAAGATTCATAATGGTAGTCTGTTGTTCCAACTCCTGGTTGTCCAAAAATATCAACTAATTGTTTCTCATTTGATATTCTTTTAATTTCATTTACCGGACCTTTTTGAAATGGTGCTGCAATTCCTGCAGCAATATTTGATGTTGCATTTACACCACCTCTGGTTAAATCAACTTCTCTAACTTTTACGCCCGGAGATGCTAACTGAATCGCCATTCTAAACTCCCCTAGAGATTCCCTATTTTATTCTGAAAGTATTTATAAATTACTTATATTCCCACATGTATGAAACGTCACCATATTCATCAGTATGCCATCTATCTCCACTCTCATCAACCATTTCGCCTTCATAATCACTTCCATCTAAAATGAATCCGAATGGAGACATGTCCTGTTCAATTTGATCTCTTTGCCCATCATAAATTCTTTTGCGAACATCTTGATCAGTCATTTCTTTGAAGTAATCTTGTGCAACTAACCAAGAAAATATAACTAAACACATTGCAAGATCATCATTACAACCTTCTTCTGCCTCGAATGATTGTTTTCTTTGAATAAAAGTTGTAAGTTCGCTAATGATGTCATAATCTTGAATTATTAATTTATCATCTTCTACTAAAATTTTTAAGTTTGAACAACCAATTTTTTTAGTTGTTGCACTCATTTTAATTCCTAGTTGAGTTTTAGTTCCAGAAAACCCTGCTCCAGCAATTTGCCCTGCTCTTCCTCTCATAGAAACCATAAGTATATTTTCATATTCTAAATCAAAATGTAAAATTGAAGCAACCTGATCACCAATATCATTGACTTCACACAGAACCCAAGCTTTATTATATGCTTTGGCAACCTCTTCTATAACGGAAGGGAAAATCATTGGTTTAATTTCATTATTTCTATATTTTGCAACAACTGTATATGGAAATGTTGTAATGTCAAAAACTACGAATGCAGAATAATCTTTAGTAATTCCTCTAGAAACATCTACAGTAATAATATAATCTCTTGTTAAATCTGGATTGTGATATACATCAAGTCCTCCACTTCTTTTAATAGGATCATCATATACCATTGATTTTAATTTTGATGGTGCAATCAATGTATCTACGGATCCCAAAAATTCACATTCAAATTCAACCTTAAACTGTTGTTCCGAAGTATTTGCAATTGTTTGTTCTTTCCATTTTGCATCCCTTCCTGGTACTTCTGACCAATGCACTTCTGTTGGAATATATTCATTTTTTCCTCTTTCCGCATCGTGCCAATATCTATAGAAATGATTCATGCCATGGGGCGTAGAAACCATAATTACTTTTGTATTTTGACCCGAAGAAATTGTGGGATATACTGATGCAAAAAATTGTTCTGCAATATGATTTGGAATAAATGCAAATTCATCCAAAAAAATAATATTATAAGATCCTCCACGAATTGCTGAGGCTGATGTAGATGCTGCCATAATTTTAGATCCATTCTCAAGTTCCATGCTTCCTTTATTCCATGCTATGATGCCCTGCTGCATCCATTTAGGAAGATTTTCATATGCTAATTGCAATCTACTTAACAAGTCCCTTGCAGTTGAAGCCTTATTTGCAAGAATTGCAATATTTACATTGTCATTAAATACTGCATAATGCAACATGTATGATACTGCAGTTGTTGATTTACCAGTTTGACGTGGCATTTTACAAATATTAAATCTATGAGCATGGAAATTTTTAATCAATTTTTCTTGAAATGGATACATTTTAAATGAAACAAGCCCATGATCAAGAGAAACAATCTTGATATATTTTTTTGCAAAATAAACAGGATCTTGTTTACATTTCATGAATTCAATAATATTTTCTTCAGTAAACTCAATTTGAGTATTTGCTTTTTTTAGATTTGGATTACCGAGATAAATATCTGCAGCCATAAGTTACCTACTAATCTCTTCCTAAACAATTCATTTATATCAACAATTCCACTTTCTCAGAGATAATGCTTTTCTTGTTGGTCTTCCTTTTTCATCTTTCATTGGACCAGGCATTCCTGACATACGAGCACAAAAAGATTTTCTACGTTTTGCTGCTTTTGAATTTGGAGATAACTTTGAAGGTGGTGTAGTAACTGCCATTGAAAGTTTTGAACCGGGATTTTCTTTACGATATGAATCAATTCCTTTTTGATTCAATCCCCCTTCTGGATTTTTACCTTCTTTTCTTTGCCATGCAGCAGTTTCCATAATGTCATTGATTTGTTTGAATGATAATAATTTTTGAGAAAATTCTTCCTTTGGAGTAAACATACCAACATATCCACCCACACCTTTTTTTGCAATACTTGCAGTATTTGATATTGATGTTTCTATAGATTTTGATATATTTTTTCTTATTTTAGAATCATTTGTTTTATTTTTTACACCATTAGGTGATATTTGATTCGAAGTTGATCCAGAAGAATTTGTTGGTAATGGTGTTTGTGGTTTTGAAGATGATGGTGTTTGTGGTTTTGGAATTGTTGGTGCTGTCGCAGCAGAACGATCAATTGGTAAATTTGAAACATATGAAGATGATCCTGGACGCATAGCAAGCTTGGCTGCTTGTTGAGCAGAAGTATTTGCAGTTTGTGTTCCTGCGGTGTTTATGATACCAGATGCAGCTGCACCAACTGTTTTTTCTGTTGCACCTTTAATTGCATTTTTTGCTATTTGAGATGCTGCCATTCTTGCAACAGATAATCCACCAGCAACTACTGGTGCAATTTCATCAATATTCATGGATTCACCAAGTTCTTGATCTTTACCTGCCATATAATTTGCACAAGTAAGAATACCTTCTGTTGCTAAA